ACGCTCCCGCTGTCCACCGGCTCTACCCCTGCGCTTGCCGTCACCTCAGGGACCGGACCGGTCGACAATCCGGGCGCCGAGTTCGTCATTTTCGAAATCCGCAAGCTGACGGCCGACGAGGAGGGGGAGGTCACGGCCGGCGAGTGGTCGAGCGCCCAGACCGTTCCTGCGGATTCGGATCTGACCAAGCGGATCGAATTCACCAACGTCGCTCCGAGCAGCCAATACGAGGCAGCCGTCTCCTACCAGGTGCGCGGCGTGATCGGCGAGCGGCGGATCCTCGGCCCGGTCATCACCAAGAAGCCGATCGCCGGCGGGGTGGTGCCCAAGGGTATCGACTGGTCCGCTCCGCCCGCAACGAACCCGATCGCGAACGTGCCGGATGCGCTGGCGGTGGATGAGAACGGCCATCTGAATGCTGGCAAGGTTGCCTATTCCGGCGCCACTGTCGCCGCATGGCTGGCGCAGCATGCCGCCGCCATCGCGGCACTCCAAAGCGGTCTAGGCGGCCTGGACAATGCGGTCGACGACCTGAAGGACATCATCGGCGAGCACGAAGGGGAAGGACTGCGCTCGCGGATCGTCAACATCGAGAACATCACCGACGGCCAGGCCACCAGCATCTACGTGCTGCAGACCAGCTTCACGGACCTCGAAACCGACCTCACCGCGATTGTCGGCGAGATGCAGCAGACGACGGCGACGGAATTCTCCGCAATCGGAAGCCGGCTCACATTGGTGGAGAGCGAGATCACCACGGCCCGGGGCGGCTATGGCTCGCTGTCCGCCAAAATCGGCAACTTCAGCCAGACGATCGCCGATCTCATCGCCAGCAAGGCGGAAGCGACGGTCGTCACGAACATCTCCGCCGAGCTTTCGAATGCGCGGGGCGGTCAGCCCAGCCTTTCGGCCAAGCTCCAGAGCATGGAACAGGCGACTGTCGACGGCCTCGCAGGCAAGGCAAGCGCGCTCAGCGTCACGAACCTCGAAGCTACTGTCGGCAACGTCACGGGCCGGGTCACCACGGTCGAGCAGGTCACCGCCGACATTTCGGGCAAGGTCAACTCGAGCATCTCACTGCTCGCAGACGCCGGCGGCAAGATCGCAGGCATGCGGATCAACGCCTCTAACGTGACGGTCAGCACCGTCGACGTGATCGCCGATGTCTTCCGGTTCGTGGCGCCCGGCTCCGCGCTCACGCCGTTTGCGGTCTCCGGCACCGAAATGCGGCTCCGCGTGCCGCTCGCGATGTATGACGCCAGCAACAACCTCCGCATCCTCATGAGCCCGGGCTGAGGCGCTATGGCAGGTTTAAAAGTCTGGGACGGCGCGGGAAACGTAGTCCTCGACATCAGCGACAGGCTTAGCCGGGCGCTTGGCAGCTTCTCGGTAGGTTCGAACGCCGCGCCCTCTTCCGGATCGTTCAGCGTCCCAGGCCTGACCACCGGCACGTTCTGGTACATCGACGGGGCACAGACGGTCGTCCTTGGAGAGAGCGTCCGGTGCTCCGTTAGCGGCTCCACCCTGTCGTGGTCGGCAACAGTGCTCTCGGTCCCACACACCATCCATTATGGGGTCTATTGATGACGGCGGGCCTGCAGATCTTCGGCGCCCACGGCATCGTCCAGATCGACAGCGACTATTCCAGCCTGATGCTGCGGAACAAGCTGACGTTTGACTTCAACAACCCCAGCGCGATCATCGGGGGCATCTACGTCTACGACATCGCCGTGGTCGCCACGATCCCGATTATCGCCCTCAGCCCTCGCATCCCAGGCCTTGGGGTGACCGTCAGGAGCTACTCCACTTTCGGAGGAACCACGAATATCTCGATCTGGGCGTCGCCCACCCCTGGCATGATCTTCGACGCCTATGTCTTCGACATCAACGTGGACGCGCTCCCTCCGGGCTCATTCCAGGTGTACAGGGCTGACGGGACCGTCGCCTTCTCCTCCGCTGCCAAGTCCCTCAAGATTGTGCAGCAGGCCACGCTCGGCTCGGACGTTTTCAACGAACTCCACGAGAACGGATCGGTCAACTTTGGGACCTTTCCAGGGCGGCGGATGGCCTACATCAACACCAGGAGCTGGCTCTTCCAAGGCCAGGCCGTCGGACCAATTGGTCCAGGGGAGTCTGAGCCGATCAACGTCCAGCAGGACTTCTTCTTCAATGACAGCGATGGTTCGAAGGTCGTCCTGCTGACGTACCAGACCTCAGGCGCCACAAACCCCCAGGCCGGCCTAGAGCAGGAGGGGGCGGGCCTTCTAGTCGATGTCACGGATTACTGAACCCGCCGTAAAGCCTGCGAGATCAGATCAGTAGATTGGCCGCTGCCAGCATTGATCGGAAGCGTGCCCCGGTGAGCAGAAGCACAAACGAGAGGTCCGCAGCTCCGGTCGCGTCCAGGGCCGAGTTATCGTGAATGCTCATCCTCCGCCTCCTCCCATTGTTGCTCCTCTTCGGAGCGGCCCCAGCGAAGATGCAGGCCTCCGATCTGGCGCAGGTGGCTCCGGTCATCGCGTCCGCATCGGACTTCAAGGCTCTTCTGATCGCCATGTTGGCGCTCCAGGTCCTGCTCGTAGTCCCGCTGATCTCGCTGCTCGGCTATCTGACCGTCCGGTTCCTGAACGCCTCCACGACCACGGCGTCGGCCATGTCGGCGCAAGCGGCCACGCTGGCGCGGATGGAGAGCGTGCAGGCATCGTCGCTCGCCCGGCTGGACGATACCTTGCGAGAAGGGCTCCTCGATCTCGAACGGAAGCTCGATCGATGAAGGTTCGCGAAGAAGCGCGATCGTGGGGCGCGGCCCTGCGTCTTGGGTTCTCGACGATCGTGCACCTGCCCTCGACCTTCAAGAAGCTGCTGCGCCAGCTGGACAGGCAGGAAGCCACTGCCCGCATCATCATTGAGCAGGAGCCGGCAAGATCTGTGGATGAGGCGCTGAAGCAGATGGTGGGGGTCGAGTGATGCGTGAGTTCGTGTTTTTCTTTCTCTACGGAATGCTGGCGCTCACAGGCATGTTCCTCCTTCCATTCTGGTCGAAGCTGATGCGCCGCAGAGTATCCTCGCTGCCGGCCAACGCTCTCAGAATGGATCGCTATTTCTGGCTGACCGTCGCCTTCACCTTGGTGGCGATCGGCTCAATCGAAATGTTCGGCGCCCGCGCCATTGGGAACGCCACCAACGGGCTCTCGTCGCACCTCTACGGCGTCGAAGGCTTCTTCATCGGCAAGGGCGCGGCAACCATCCTCCTGGGCATGGCCGTCATGGTCTGGCTCGCCGATCTGGAGCGCCGGAAACCACGCTGGCTTTGGGGGATGGGGGCTGTTGCCCTGGCTTGGACTGCAGTCTGCCTCTGGCTTGTGAACCGGTGAGGAGTCCCGAATGAGCCTGCACCCTTGGGCCGAGATCCAAAGCATCCTGCGTCGCCGCGGCTACGGGCTGGGGAGCACGGGGCCCCTGAAGGACGGGGTGGATGGGAACCCCGGTGCGCTCACCGGCGCCGCGGTGCTGGCCGAGCTGCTCAAGATGGAGCGGCATCAGCCCGCGCCATGCGTGGCGGCGAACGAGATCACGCCCAGGGTCGCGCTCGAGCTGGTCAGCCACGAGGCGATCGTCCTGGAGGCCTATGTCGACAGCGTCGGCGTCTGGACCTGGGGGGTAGGGGTCACCGACGCCTCCGGGCACCTGGTCGAGCGGTATAAGGATAATCCGCAGTCGATCGCCCGCTGCCTGGAGATTTACATCTGGCTCCTGCGGACCCGATACCTGCCCGACGTCTTGAAGGCCTTCAATGACGTGCTTCTGTCGGAGGCTCAGCTCGCGGGGGCCTTGTCATTCCATTACAACACGGGCGCGATCGGCCGCGCTAGCTGGGTGAAGCAGTGGAAGGCCGGGCGCATAGACGAGGCCCGCGCCAGCTTGATGGAATGGCGGAAGCCTCCTGAGATCGTCGGACGCCGCACCAAGGAGCGGGACCTGTTCTTCGACGGGAGATGGTCGCAGGACGGCAAGGCGCTCGTCATCCCGGTCTCGAAGCCGTCATACCGGCCGAGCTTCAGAGGAGCCAAGCGGGTCGACATCAGCGCTGAGCTGATGATCGCGCTGGCGGCCGCGGAATGACCGTCCTCGAGTTCCTTGATCGCATGGGTGAGCGCCGCGCGCGTAGCCAGCGCCGGCCGCGCGATATCCGCCAATTCATCGGCTTCGCGTTCCTGCTCGGCTATTATGTGATGGTCTGGCAGTTCGCGAGCCGCACGGTCCCGACCGAGAACCTCGATCTCATCCGCGACGCCATGCTTACCCTCGGGCCGCCTGTCGGGCTGATCGTCGGCGCCATGTTCCGTTCCGACCTGAGAGACGAACAGCAGGCCGCGAACACCGGGCAGGCATTCCGCGCGATCGAGGCTGCGGCGCAGGCAGGGACCGGTGCGCCACCGCAACCGGACGTGACACTTCAGCCTGGGGAGACTGCAAAGGCTGCTGAGAGCCCGCGCGAGTGAAGCGCATGGCCATCTTCGTCTGGTGCGCCACCCTGCTCCTGGCCGGCCTCCTCGTCGCTTTGGCTATCTACATCGACAGGAGAAGCGAATGCTGACCGGCCTCATCGCAAGCCTGGCGCTTCGCACCGGACTCCCGCAGCGCGCCATTGTCGCAATCGGGATCCTGTTACTGGTCGGCGCTGCGATTCTCGCCTGGAACCTGTGGCTGGCCGATCATGATGGGGAGGTGATCGCTGGCCACGAGCAGGCTGTGGAGGTCAAGGTCGAGCGCGAGGGCAGGGCTGCCGACCAGAAATTGGAGGAGCGCAAGGGCGCGGCGCTCGCCGAACAATCGAAGCAACGACAGGAGTTCGACAATGCGACTGCGCATCTCCCAAAGCGCCGCCTTACTGATCGCCAGCGCATCGATGCTTGCGACCAGCTGCGGCGACAAGGAACCGATCCGGCTATCCTCGCCCGCGCCAAGTGCGTTCAAACAGGAGGAGCGGCCGAAGCTGGACCCCCACGTGGTGATCAACGATGACGAAGAAGGCTATCGCCGGCACCAGCGTGACAAAGACGATTGGGGGCAGCGGGGCTGGGACGCGCTGAACCGCGTCTGCCTTTGGTTCGAAGATCAGGGGGTGAAGGAGCTGCCTTGCAGACCGCTACCCTTTCTCCGCAAGTGAGCCCGCTGTTCGGGCGTAGCAATGGAATGGGAGAGATCGACCGCCTCGTCATCGTGGAGGGGCAAGAGTGTGACCGGCTCGAAGCTGGGCCAGAAATGCGCCATTTGGTGTTTCCGCGCTTTAGCCACTGCTCGATCAAAGGCGTCTTGCACGGTCGAAGCGTGTTCCGGATTACGAGATAGTCCCTCCGTTCGAATAACATGGAAGATCACTCTCCCGAAGGCGATCGTATTGAATGCGATGCCGTGGGTTTGAGTATCGTCGAGGTTTAGCACTGCATTCGCCCTAAACGCGCGAGCGTTGAAGGCGATATGCTCCGCGGCAGCTTGAAAGGCGACTCCGTCATAGAAGCGGTAGAAAACGAGCATATTTTCCGGCATCACCCCGTGCTTTCGAAAAGCTCTCCGAGTTTGCTCTGACGCGGTCCGGCTGTTGTCATCTCGAAATTCAAAGGTCATCAGATGCAATGCAAGCCAGCGCGCGAATGCCTCTCTCTCCTCGCTCGTGGTGACGTCCAAGGCGCTACGAACAATTTTATCGAAGGCCGGTCGCGCGGCTTCCTGAATGTTGTTGCTCCACACGTTATTGCAGGGTTCGCAGAGCACCTTCAGCGTTTCTCCCTGCTCCGGCCCTTTTCGCTTTTGAAGCTGCGCCGCGGGTATTTGGAGCTCTGGCATAGGGCCAGTCCGGATCGTGTGGAGCATTCCTGCCGTTGCCCCAAAGGTCCGGTGCAGCCATTCTCTCATGTATTTGGGTAACAGGTGTTCCCTGCTCGTCGGCCTGTCGCCACAGAAGACGCACGCCGGAAGGCCTTGGCGATAGTGGAGCCGATACGGCGCGCCAGTCCCGCCCGGCTCGTATGGGGCTCCTTCAGCCGATCCAAAGTGGATGCGTTCTCCATTCATTTTCGTGTTCCGCTAAAATCGAAGTCGCCGATTGCTACAGGCGCGGCCCAGCCCCACTACCGATCTATCACCGGCACCATGACCATCTCGCGAATGTCGACGAGCTGTACGTCCTGCAGGTCCTCTCGCATCTGGCAAAGCATGTCCTTCGCCTGCTCCGCATCGTCCGTCGAGAAGGTCCAGAAGTTCCCTTCATCATCGCGGCCGGTCACATGATACTTTCGCGCGGTGAAGCTTTGTTCCATATTCGTTCCCATGACTCGCGTTCCTCCCGCCGACCTTGAAACCGCAATCCTCGTTTGGCTCCGCAGATGCCCGAAGTCGATATGGAAGGGCTTCGAGGAGTATGAAACGCTCAAAGCCGAGAAGCGGCACGACCCGACCAGCGCGCCTGACCCGAAGAAGGCGCTGGCGGCTTACATGGTCGCCTGTTTCCTCCGGGCGGATTGGGCCGTCGAGATGCCGGAGCGCGGCAATATGTTCGGGGATCGCTGATCTCCAGGATCCGCCGGCCTGAAAGTGCACGAGCGCTTTTTCCGCTTTCCCCGGTTCTCCTGCGACCGGTGCTTGACCATATCCGCGTCGCCCGAACCACCCCCGGCAAGCGCCCATACGCTCACGGCCTTCTGCAGCTCTGCCGTCATCTCGCCCTACTCCGATGCACAAATTCATGAAGAATTCGTAACCGGGAAGAGTTAAAGCGGGTTTAAATCCAACGACTGTCTGGCCGCAGGTTGAACAGGTCATAACCCATTGGTCTGGAGATGTTATCTACATTCTAGGGGCAGTTCTCAGCGGTCATTTATCACGTGCTTGCATAGCTGATTATCGCGATCGTACCTGTCCCAACGAAGTGCGAATCCTCCTCGCACCATCACGCAACTCAGGTCGATGCCTGCGTGGGTCGAGCACTAAACAGTTATCCTCTCATCGCGGATTTGCGAGATTTGGAGCAGCTTGGAAGGCTAGTGAGTGCCTTCGGGAGGGGCTTTCCCCCTCCCTCCGGCTGTCATAGTAGGACGAGGATGAGCAGCACGATCGCAGAAACGATCTTAGCTACATCGATCTTCACATCCACCTTCACAGCGGCACGGGTTCTCATTGGATCCCCGGACCCCGAGGAATCTCAGGTCTGAACTGAGAGTATTGTGCTCACTCCTCTGCTATTTGATAGTTCGGAGTGAACAGCTCATCATGGGCTGGAGCAGCCTCAGGAGGCAGTAACTTCTGTTCTGCATCAAAGGCGCCGACTAGCCGGCCGATTTCGACCGTAATCTGGAAATCGGGCTTTCCATCGAGCCAACCATCATCACAGACAACCCTCCACCTTGTACGAGTAACTTCTTCAAACGCGCGCCAAGTAGAAGGCCCAGCATAGCCTGGAGCGCCGGACCAATGTGGGAGGATCTGGAGCTCCCATGGTTTAGATCGCGGCATCATCGTGAACAGTGGATACTCGTTGATCAGTTCTCGAATCATTGCTCCGTCGGCATAGATGCTCGCATGCTGGTAGAATGCCGGGCGTCCAATCCGCGCGGTCTTTATGAAAACATGTCTCTTCGCTGGCACGTCGGTGATTATGAAGTTCTGCATATTGGCGTCCCCTCGTCCGGGCGCGACTCGCCCGATGATGATTATAATCCCGCACCGTGCCGCCATGCCGTTCGGCTCCGAAATGGACCATTTTGAATAAGAGTCGGCGAGTAGCGCCGCAGCAACATCGTTCCATGTCCCCCAATCGGTCTAATGCATGGCGCCTGGACCAGACCGTGACCGAGGTCGGCAATGCCCGATACCGAAGACAGGGGCTGAAGGTTCAAGATGAACCTATACCCCCGAATCCATGCCATTGGATGGGATCAGGTGCGCCTCGAAACCCTTTGAAAACCAGCGAAAACCAGCGAATGCGGCGAGGTGCCTCGTCTTCGGGAGGCAGGGGCCGGAGGTTCGAATCCTCTCTCCCCGACCACATTTTCTGCCGTTTTCTGATTGAGCTGCACAGTGGTCGAAGGTTCGTTTGAACCTCGCCATCTCGCTCCGAGGTTCACCATGCTCCGGCATTGGCTGCCTTTCTGAGGTAAGTCGGGCTGTACCGGGCATAATGCTTCTGGGTCGTGCGATCGTCATCATGGCCCATAAGCTGAGCGATTTCAGGCATCGGCACCCCATCTTCGGCGCGCCAGACGGCGCCGGTATGGCGGAGCGTGTAGGGTGTCGCGTGGACACCGCTCCTTTTGCTCGCGGCTTGGAACGCTTTCTTGATGTTCGCGAGACCTTTCCCCCCACGCTCGATCACGTTTTCCGACTGCCGGTTCTCGTAAGCCTCCTTCAGCGGCTGCATGAGATAATCAGCGATGGGCACGACAGGCCGCCGCTTCGCCGTCTGCGCGCGATCCGGAGGGTTGAGGTTGATGAGGCCGCGATCAAAGTCCACGCGGGACCATGTGATTTCAAGGATCGCAGTTGGCCGGGCGCAGGTGGCGATCGCGATGATCATGTAGAGATGCGCATGTGGCGCCTTCACCTCAGCGAGGAAGCGCCGAAACTCGGCTCGGGATAGATGCCGCTCCTGGCGCTCGGGAGCAGCCGGCCTCCAGATTTCCGGCGCCTCAGCGATGAACTTCTTCTCCTTCGCCCACCGGAGAGCCACCGAAAGCATTCCCAGCTCATAGCGCACGGTCGCTGCCGCCTTCTTCCGCGTGGCCGCGTAGCCTTGCGCCATCTCCTCGTCGATGAGGCGCGGCGCTACGTCCGCCCAGAACGACTTCATCGCCTTCCAGGCGTCCCGCTGCCGGCTCGTCGTCGCAATGCCTGCCCGTTCGCGATCGTCGAGATAGGCTTCCATCACGCGGCCCACGGTCCAGGGAGAACGGTCGCCGAGTCTCCACCGCTGCCTCGCCTCTGCCTCCGCCCCGATACGATCGGGCGCGGTAAGGATGTTGCGACGTCGCTTTCCTCCCTCGTCCTTCCAGACGATGGCAAATCCGTCGCGGAATCGTTGGACGCTATATTCGGGCATTCAATCCTCTCGACCTCTGAAGCTGGGATGCGGATGAGCGCGCCGAGTCGGACGTGCGCAAGCTCGCCGCGTCGGATCATGTTCCTGATCAGGCCTTCCGAGCAACCCCAGCGATCCGCAAGAGACGTGACGGAATAGGGCCTTTCAGCCTTCACAGCCTTCTCCTTTCATATACCGCCGCACCACATCACCCCCATCCCATTGCCCGCTCAGGATCCCGCGGCGTGGCGATGAGCCGCGCATGTATTCCCGAGCCGCCAGCAGGCGCGCGCGGCGGAGGGAGGGCTCCAGGTCCCGCAGATTGGGCCGGGGGGCTTCTTTGCTGTGGAAGCCCATCAGGCGGCCTCCTCCCAGCCGAACAGGCGGTTGATGGCTTGCTCGTCGATGTATCCTCCCGTTGCCTTCGCGCGCGCATTGGCAACGAGCGTGTCCCAGAAGCGCCAGAACTGCCGGCGAAGCTCAGGCGTCCACCCGTGACGCTTCGCCTGCCGAAAGAACGCATGGTAGGCGCGCCGCCTCAGTGATCGGGGCGGGACGAAGCGCCTCCAGTGCTCGCCACATAGCCATTGGTCGGACGCAAGGTGCCCATCAGCCGAAGTCGTGCGAGCGCAACCCTCAATCGCGCAGGGGTTTCGATCGTGATGCTTTGCGCAACGCGTCTGCCCGTTCCCCCACGTCGTCAGGCTAGCCGCTTCGGAAGGGACGTGAGCCGCGCCGCAGCACTGACACGAATCCACCCGCTCAAGTTTGTGGCTCCCGGCCGGCCGCCACGTCTGCCGATCTCGCCAGTCTTCGCATCTCGCCTTCGTGCCGTAGCTCGCGGCGATAGGCGCGTCGGGATGTGATAGCTTCCACAGGTCGCGAGTAATCACCGACCACTCTCCGGCCCCGTCAGGAACAGCGTCGGCTGCTTCCCGCTCGTATAAGCGTCCGCGATCGCCGGCTGCGCCATCTCGCCGACCGTTCGACCATCAGGCATCACCACGTTCGCGAGGAACGCTTCCTCGAAACTTTCCACGCCGCTTTCGACGCTCTCCAGCTTGGCCTTGATCACGAGGAGGAGGGCTCGGGCGCGCTGGCGACATGCCTGGGCGGCTCTGTTGTTCCGCTGATCGCGGCTGAGCATAGCGCCTCGCCCATCCTTCGTCGGCATCTCCTCCAGGGATGGCATACCGACGGAGAACCGCAGCAAACGGTCGTGAAGGAAGAACTGGATCTGAAGGTACTCCGGCTCTTCGATCTGGGCGATCCGGTTGGCACCAGCCTTTTTGATCAGCGCTACGATCTCCCCAACCGACTTCTCGACCGCGACTTCGGTGTTTTCGGCGTAGGCCATCAGGCCGCCAGCCTATCGATATTCCCGCGCTCGACGCGGAAGGTGAGGACGAGGACGTCAGGGTTGGCGTCCCAGCTGTCGGCGCCATGCAAGCTGCTCCAGAGCGCCTGATAGGATGGCACCGCTTCGCTCCGGCTGTGGAAGCAGCCACATTCATTCTCGGAGGTTCCATCGACCCGGCCGGTGCCGCAGATGTAGCACGCTGTGCCCTCTGCGATGGCATCGGCTTCGCTGATCTCCTGAAGCGGCTCGACCCGCACTGCCTCCACGACCAGCGTCAGTCGGCTCGCCCAGCGCGGCATGTGGATTGAAGGTCTCCACCCGAGACCTCGCGGATCGCCTGGATGATCTGCCATATAGGCGGCACCAGTCGCAGTGCCGGAGGCGCACCAGCTTTCCCGCACGTACAGCCGATCACCCGGCTCACACCTCCGCAGCGGCGACGTGGCTAACCTCCGCGTCTGTGTCTTGTGACCGTCGAGCAGCGCCCGAACCATGGGCCCGGAGAAGATTATAGGCCGGTCAGCCACGAGCATCCCCCTCAAAAATCATCACCGCCGGCTGATGCTCGATCTCCTGGAGCGCCCACTCGACAGCCTCGCCGACTGACTGAGCCTGATTGCGGAGGCCGGAGACGCCGCGCGACCAGCTGCCGTCGGGCCAGAAGTGCAGGCGGGGGCGTGCGTCGCAGCGGCCGAGGAGAGGCTTAGTCATGGCGCACCACGATCATGTTCTGCTGGAGATGCTTGGGCAGCTTGCCCAGGATTTCGTCCATCGTCGGCTTTTCGCGCAGACCTTGATACTCTTCCCAAAGCAGCTGCGGCTTGGCGAACTCGTGCGTGTAGACCGGTCGACCCAGAAGAGCAGTTATCCCCTCGTGGAAAACCGAGAACTCCATGCACAGGCGATCTTGCCGAAGCTGGAAGAGGCCGCGCTCGGCTGGTGACAGGCTTTCCCAGCGCCCCTCCTTCGCGAACTGCACCGCCTCCTCCTGGGTGAGCTGATATTCAGCCAGATAATCTTTACCCACGCCGCACCTCCACCAACTTCCCGCCGACGAACTCGTATTCGCCGGGCTTCTTCTCGGTGCGCACCACTTTCTGGGGCGAAGTGACGTCGGGATTGCGGGTGCGGCGGACGAACGCCTCTGAGGGCTCCGGATGCATCAGGCGTCTTCCGTCTGGCGAAGCTCGTCACCGAACGGATCATCGTCCGCAGGAGCCTGCGTGAATGGCCGGAGCGCCAGAGCGCGCTCGTGGAGGTCAGGGTGCTCCTTGGCGAGCTTGGCCACCGCGTTGTCGGCCCTGCGGTGGATCTCGGCCAGCTCGTCCGTGGTGGTCGCCGCCTTCAGTGCGGTTTCGTAATTGTTGAGCCATGCCTCCGCCTTAGCGCGGCCGTTCGATGCAGATGGCTGTTTCTGCTCAACCTGCAAAGGCTTCACCGTGTACGGCTTCCGGCTGCCCTTGGTGGCGGTGAGCGCGATCGTCATCGCATTATCGAGGTGGCTCATGTGGCTGATCCGGATACCGCCAACTTCGAGCCCGCCCCATTTGACGGTCGGGTCGCGATAGAGGGTCAGGGAACGGCCGATGTAGTTTCGCGCGTCCGGTCCCCAGGCCGCCACCAGCAGTCGCGACATCGACTTGCACGGCCGGAACGCCTTGTCGCTTTCCTCGAAGAATATCGAGACCGGCTGCTCTTGCCCGCCGCGAATTTGCACGTCGCGGATGGTGATCGTCATGTTGCGGCCGATCAGGTCGTCCGCGTTGATCTGATCGGATTTCGGCACGATCACCGCGCTCATGTCGTTCATACAAACATCTCCTGCTCAATTTTGCGTTCGGTTGGGACGAGGCGCGCGCCCGAAGCGAGCAGCTCTCGATATTCGACAAGCTTCTGGGAAATCCGGGCCTCGAAGGATGCGGCGGCCTCTTCGATGGCTTCCTGAACTTCGGGAATCGGGTAGACCCGCACCGTCATCATCGGCAGGCCGCCGCTGTAGCTGATGAAGTCGGTCCACTGGCGATCGTCCGCCACCATCAGGCCGGTCTGAACCTGGATCATGAATTCGGCCGGGATGCTCTGCGCCTCGACGCAATCGAGGATCGTCTGCACCTGATACTTGGCCCGCCGGCTCTTGCACTCGATCAGCCCATCAGAGCCGACCAACCCGTCCGGTGAATAGCCGAGCGTGAAGCCGAACTTGCTGTTGGTGATGAAGCCAACCTTCTCCACCGCTCCATAATTCTCGACGTAGATCCGCCGCGCCTCCCACTCATCATCGAGGCCGCGAAGCATGTCGTCGCTGATGAAGTGCGGCTCGACATACCCGGTGATCCGCTGAGCAAGCAGCTCGTAGAGGTGGGCGCGCTCCTTGTCGTTCGACGCCGCTTTGAGTGTCGTCGGCGTTATGATCAGCTTCATCTCGCTTGCGGTGAGGAGGCCCTGCCGAGCTGCCAGCCATTCGTCTGAGCCCTGGATCAGGTCCGGATAGATGCGCTTCGTGCCGTCGATGATGACCGCCTGGGGCTCGCCCGTTGCGGTCCCGCCGATAATTTCGCCGACCGTCTCCACCTCAAGGCCCTGCCGGCGAAGCTGTGCTGCCGTGGCCATCAGAACGCCCCCCGCCGTGCCAAGTCGTGGGGCCTGCTCATCCAGCCGGAGATCACGGTGACGACATTGCCTTCGCAGCTGAGGACAGCCCGCGCCTTCTTCCCGAAGCGAACGGTCGTGCAGCCGAAATCCACCGCGGCCCTGAAAGCCTTCTCGTGGCTCCGCAGCTCGGCGAACGCCTCTTCCGTTGAGAGGCTGGGATCGATCCTCTGGCAGTAGCGCTCGGCGGCGTGCCTGGTGATGTGGATCATCAGAGAATTCCCACCAGCTGAAGCACGAAGACGATGACCACGAACCAGAGCCCGAGCGCGGCGCCGGCGACCAGGGCCAGGCGGTCCCGAGGGCTCGGCTTGTGGTCCTCAGGCTGAGCGGCGCGCTGCCGAGCGCGAAAGGGGACGATGACGCCCATCACAGACTCTCCTCCGGCTTTTCGATTTTGAACCGCCTGAGCAGCGCGTCCGCGATCCGCTCGTCACAGTTCCGCAGGTCGCTCGGGTCAGCGATGCCGATACGGTTGACGTAGATGATGTTCACCAGCTGCTGGCGGACGGGGACGGGCTCTGCCATCACAGCCTCCCGCAGATCTGGTGAATGTCGATGCCGCCCGTCGTTGCTTCGAGGCGGCTCTTGATCTCACCGAGCAGCCGTTCCTGCCGAGCCCGAGCCTCCTGAAGGTTCGCGAGAATCGTGCCGTAAGCAGCGGACGCGATGGGAGATGCGTCGAGCCGCGTCATCAGGTCCGCCGTGTCCCGGTCCGCCTGCTGGAGGGCTGCCCAGAGGTCGGGGAAGGAGGCGGTGAAGACGTTGACGAAGGGGCGGGTGAGGGTGATCGCGTTCATGAGCGCCGATCCTTCCACGCAACTTGGATTTCGAGGGTGAAGCCGAGCCAGGAAACAACAAGCGCCTTCCCGGTGAATCCTTCGTCGTCGGATGCTGTGGGATCGCAGGTGGAAACGTGCACGATGCAGAAGCGGGGCCTCATCATGCCGCCACCTGCTCGACCGCTTCCCGCTCCCGAGCCCGCCGAACCATCCGCTCCAACCGGGTCTCGTCCCCAGCCCCAAGCACCTCAGCCGAAAGCGGTCGCGCGTACCGGATCGGATGGCTGACGAAGCCCATCGAGGCCTGTGCGAACTCGGCGATGACGGGGAGGGCGCGAAGCTGGTCGATCGCCTCGGCGACGCTGACGCTGTTCGCCTCGAAGGAGGAGCCGTCGCCGGTTGCGTCCCGGACTGCGAGCGCCGCTTCCAGATGCTGCTTGCGGATCCGCTTCAGCCGCTGGACCCGCTTGCCGATGTAGCGGGTGTCGGTCTCTTCGAAGGCATAGCGGAAGGTCCGCTCAGCAGGCGGGTTCGACGCGCAGTCCAGAAGGATGGCGGCATATTCGGGGTCTTGGGTCCAGAGGGTGGTTGGCACTTGGGCTCTCCCGTTTCGATGGGAGAGACATAGCGCTATGAAACGTAGCGCGTCAACACAAATTGTAGCGTCATGTTGAAATCAATCATCCGGCGGGATGTAATCAGGCCAGAAGTCCGGCTCTTCCGTAGGTGGCTTCGGAGGTGAGGGCAGGGTCAGAACCTCGCCGTCGAAGGCAGCCCGAATGACCGCGCCATAGGCGGCCTTGTGTTGGAAGACGGCTTTGATTTCCCGGCCGTCCGCGATCATCCCGCCAATCCAGCCGCAGCGCTCCGCAGTCAGGTAGCCGATCTGCACGCCTCGCATGCTCAGCACGGCGACGGCTCTGGGGTCAGCGGGGTTCTTAGGCTCTGGAATAAGCTGCACCGGCTCACCCGGCTTGCAGATTTCGATCTCGAAGCGTCGGCCAGGTCCGCGCTTATTTTCATAATCTGCCCCGACCACGGCGAGGCTTAACTGGCTCATGCCCACCGCGGCACCTCAGCGGACCTCGCGCCCCCAGAAGTCCAGCTTTGGCGGCGGCGGCACGTCGGAGTGGCAGAAGCGGCATTTCAGCGCTTCCGATTGGATCACTTCAGCGCAAACCGGGCACTTGCGCATTGCCCCTGACTGGAGGCCGGCCCGCTTCGAGCGCGTGTCCTGCTTATCCTTGTCGGGTGAGGCCACCGCTGATCCCAGCAGGCCGAGCGGCCCCAGCAAGACGCCAATAATGAAGAACCCGGCACCGCTCCTGCCCTTGCTTCGCGCCACCATTGCCGACGCCAAGCCGCAGATCAGCCATATGATTACGAGGGTCAGATGCGCCTCCCGATCCAGATGACGCGACCGATCACAGCCACTTCACCGTCGCCCACTTCGTCTGGCCGGACCAGCTGATTATCCGGCATGAGGAGCCACGAGCCTCGAGGCGTGACGCGGATTCGGCGGATCATCCCGAGGTCCCCGTAAGCGACTGCCCAGATGCGATCCTGGTCATCAATGCGCCGGTGGGCAGTGTCAACGAGGACGATGTCTCCGTCCATGATCGTCGGCTGCATCGAGTCTCCGCTGCCGCGCGTGACCTTCAGCCGCTCAATCGGGCCTTGGTGGAGGCCCCGGAGCCAGTCGGTCCGGAAGGGGACAATCCCCATCACCTCGGCATGCCCTTGGAGGAACGAGGCACCCATTCCCAACGGGAGGTCGATCTCCTCGATAAGCGCGAGGCCGTGCTCGCTTGCGATGTCCGCCAAGGAGGTGGGTGGCGCCTTGTCGGTTGAGGGTTGCCTTACCGCGTCTCGCGGCAGCTCACCGTCAGGCAGGGCGCCACCCTTTAACAGCCAATCGGTCGGCACGCCCAGTATCCTCGCGAAGTCTGGAGCCCGCTTCGCGAAGCCGTTCTGATTGCCCTCATAGGCCCGGTATGTCGTGGGATGGATCTTGGCGGCTCGGGCGAAGCTCGCTGCATCATGGTAGCCCGCCCGCTCGCGCGCCCACTCCAGTCGGCCGCCCGGTGTGTCGAGATCCTGCTCACCTTCCATCATGGCGAGCGTGTTGCACAACGTAGCGCTACAAATCATGTTGCGCTCTGGCGCTACGAATGATAGCGAGTGCTCATGCACAGCTTCACGGATCACGCGTCGCTTCTCGCCGTCCTCGGTGGCGGGGCTGAAGTCGCCTCAGGGATCAATGCGCTTCCGGTCACGGTCCGCGCCTGGTCAGCGCGAAATCGGATACCGCCGGAGTATTGGCCTGACATCATCAGACTGAGCGAAACCAAGGGGCATCCCGTCACGGCCGAATGGCTGATGCACTCGACGCCTGCCCGGAAGCGCGAAGAGCAGCAGGCGGAGGCAGCCTGATGTTCAGCGGTCGTCCTCGCGATCCGGCGGCGGAAATAGCGCAACCATCTGGTCGAACACCCGCAACGCCGAAAGCCGCTCCGGCACCCCAATCGCAGCCTCGGACATCGGGCGGAGCAGCTCATGGATAGCTTTGCGCGTGTGGCTCGGGATTTCCCCGTTCGTGACCTTGAGCAGCTCCACGATGATGCGCGACTGAGTTTCGAGCGCCGTCGTGAGGAACCGGTGCACCGCAAGGGCTTCGGCGGCGGTTGGGGTCTCCATTGCGTTTCCCTTCGTGCTAATCTCGACAATCGCACGATAGCCGGATGGGGAGGGGTGTCCAACTCCTCCCCTGAAGGCGTCTGCGGCGACTGCCACCGCACAGCTGACGAAATCCCGTCATGCCCTGATCGTTACTGCCCATTCCGGCAGGCCGCCTGATGATCCCCGGCTTTCTCCTGCTGCTGTTCGTCAGCGGTGCCCTCTGCGCCTGCTCCCGCATCTCGCAGGCGAGCCAAAGCCGCGCGCGCAAGGGTGCCGATCGGAACGGGGCGTCTGATCCTCTTCATCGTTCGGAGAATGCACAGTGATCGTCAAACAGTCGGTACAAGATAGTCAAATCGTCTCGCACGATAGTGTCACGGAAGTGGTCCGGCGGCAGCTGCACACGGCGATCGTGGTGCGGCGCAGGTTCACGGCCGAGCAGCTTGCCAATGATAGTGGCGTCAGTGTCTCCGCGATCCGCTCGTACATGCGGAACGATGGGCCGAAGGAGCCTTGCCTATCCACGGCACTCAGCCTCGCGGTGGTTCTGGGGCAGCCGGCGGTATCCGCTATCATGGCGCTCATCGGCTACACGGCCGCTCCCCAGGACGAGCCTGACCAGATCCAGCCGATGCAGATCGTGGCCGGCTGCCTTACGCAATTGGGAGTGATCGGCCGGGCTGCGGCGGACAATCGCATCGACCATGTCGAGGAGCCGGATACGATGGCAGCGGCGGATCTCCTCATCGCGACGGTGCTGCCGCTGTCGAGCGCGGGGAAGGCCGCTTGAGCGTCGATATCATCGTCGGTGACGCATTGACCGAGCTGCGCAAGCTGCCGTCGGAGAGCGTCGACTGCTGCGTCACGAGCCCGCCTTATTGGGGACTGCGGGATTACGACGTCGACGGTCAGATGGGTCTGGAACCCACGCTCGGCGAGCACCTGGACGCGATGGTTGAGCTATTCCGCGAGGTTCGGCGCGTCCTGAAATCTCACGGCACGCTCTGGCTGAATTACGGCGACTGCTATGCGGCCCAGCCGAACGGCAAGGCAGCCGCAGCTTACAAGGCGGAGGGCAGCGACGATCGCACCTTCCGCGACAAGCCGTTTTCGACCGTCGGGCCGATCTACCAGCGCGACGATTCCGCTCGGCAGCAAAGCCGCCGCGGGCGGAGTGGCAATCTTGGTAATGGAGGGATCAACGGCGTCGCCATTCCCAGCGGGCGCATCGTCGCTGGCGGATTTCTGAAGCCCAAAGACCTCTGCATGGTCCCTAACCGCCTTGCGATCGCGCTTCAGGATGACGGCTGGTTCGTTAGGTCCGAGATCATTTGGCACAAGCCCAACCCGATGCCTGAGAGCGTCTACGACCGGCCCACCTCGGCGCACGAGAAGGTCTGGCTGCTCACCAAGAGCGAGGAATATTTCTACAATCACGCGGCGATCCGGGAGCCGTGCAGCTCCGGCCCAAGCGACGTCCGGAAAATGCGCGAGGGGCTACCCCGCCTCGGCGGCAAGCACAAAGGCGCCAACGACCCAAGACTGAAAGCGAGTTCCCTCAGCAACATTGGCCGTAAACGATCCGTGGGAGATGGCGAGACCCGCAACGCTCGAAACGTTTGGACGATCGCACCCAAGCCGTTCCGCGAGGCGCACTTCGCGACCTTCCCGCCCGAGCTCGCGGCCCGATGCATCAAAGCTGGCGTGCCGGAGACCGTCTGTGGTGCGTGCGGGGCCCCGAGCGGCTGCGGCGGCATCTGCAGTTTGTTCCCGCGCGTCCCCGGCCGCATCTTGGACCCATTCGGCGGCGCCGGCACCGTCGGGCTCGTGGCGGAATCGCTCGGCCTCGACGCCACGCTGATCGAGTTGAACCCCGGCTACGCAGCAATGGCGCGTCGGCGGATCGGCCTCACGGAAGAGGCTGAAGCAGCATGAGCCGCCAACTCGCCCTCTACCTCCACGCCCGAGCCGCCGGCGCCACGATGATGACCGCAGCCGCTGAGGCCGGGATCGCTGTCGCTGAAGCGCGCCTTATCGAGAACGACATCGCCCGCGGGATCATCACGCTTCCTGCGCCCAAACCAATCACCCCCGAAGGAGAAGCCCCTATGCCCCGTGGAAAGAAGGCCGAAGCGCCGCAGGTCGAGGAGATCAAAGCGCCCGATTTCGAGCGTGCCGTTCGGATCTTCCGGCAGGACATCAAACCCGCCGTCGAGAGCGCTGGTGAGGCCGCCCAGGAAGCGTCAACCGGCTACAAGGAAATCAAGAACGAGTGCCACGTCAACACGCGCGCGGCCAAGTTCGTCTTCAAGCTGGCGAGCGAGAGCGAGGAAAAGCGGAACGACATCCTCCGCTCACTCCGCGGCCTCCTCGGGGCCATGCAGATCGGGATCACCGACGACCTCGTCTCACTTGCCGAGAGCGAGACGCCTGACGCGCCGATCGTTCCGACCGCGGCCGCAGAACCACTCGAACTTCACACCGTCCAGTAATGACGTTCGTGGCGCTGGATTTATCGAAGGTGTCGGCCGGGTGGGCCCTCTGGAACGAGGGCATGGATCTTCCGGCGTGCGGCACTTGGGAACTCGGCTCGTCGATTACATCGGCGGGTCGGGCCTTCCTGCGCCTCCACCAGCGCTTGAACGACATCCATATCGTCACGCCAATCTCGAACCTCACCTATGAGAAGCCACTGGATCCGGCGACGCTCGGACGACAGACCAGCTTCGATATTCCCTTCGTTCTGATGGGGCTTGCCGCCCACGTCGAAAGCTATTGCGAGGCCAAGGCAATCCGCAAGGTGGCGTCGGTTCACCAAGCGACGTGGCGACGACATTTCCTGGGTAGGCTGAAGCGCGGCACCCGAAGCACGACGCTGAAGGACTATGCGGTCACGGCCTGCAAGCAGCTGGGGATCAGCCCCGGCAAGCACGACGCGGCCGAAGCCTGCGGGATCCTCGATTACTCGCTGCACCTGGCCGGGATCACCCCGCCTTGGCGGATGCAGCATGTGCTTACCGGGCAACTGGGGAGGGCGGCGTGATTGCCTATGCGGCGCGTACCGGCACCCGGCGAAACCTGGATGCGCTTCGAGGTGCCGACTGGCGGCTTATGGTCTCGGCAAGGGGTGTGCTGCGGACGGAGGGATTTCCCTATGCACTCGACAATGGGGCCTGGACCGCGTTTCAGCGCGGCGAGCCCTTCGACGTGCCCGCGTTCGAACGAGCCGTGAAGATGCTCGGTTCGGGAGCTGACTGGATCGTCGTTCCCGATATCGTAATGGGCAGCCTTGCCTCGCTCGCTTTCTCCCGGCGCTGGCTGAAGAACCTGAGGCGGCGCGTCGCCCTTCGGGACCAAACGTTTTTAATTGCCGTCCAGAACGGGATGGAGCCCAAGCACCTGAGACGGCTTCTCGGTCGCAAGGTCGGCATCTTCGTCGGCGGCGACACCGAATGGAAGCTCGCTACCATGAAGCAGTGGGCGGATCTGGCGCATAGCCGGGGTGCAATCTGCCATGTCGGGCGCGTGAACACGGCCGTTCGCATACATGCTTGCGAGGCGGCTGGCGTCGACAGTTTCGACGGGTCATCAGCCTCCCGCTTTTCGGTGACGCTTCGCCCGTTAGAGCTTGCCCGTCAGCAGACGGACCTTGAGGGCTATTTGGCGAGGCTGGCCGCATGACAGTCGCCATCGCCGCCACCCGCCACAGCTCGATCAATCGCGCGATCATGCTCGACTGGATCAAGGTCTGCATCGACGAGGGCAAGCCGCTCCCGACCGACGAGGAAATCGCGGCCCGGTTCCAGTTCCTCGGGATCGAGCAGTCCCGCACGCTGCTGGCCGACCTCGCCGACCAGGGCTTGATCCGGATCCGGCATGGCAGCGACGGCCGCGAGATCAGCCTGGGCGAGGCGCCCGCTTCCAAGGCTTCTGCTGCGCGTCCGATCCCGAGCGTGGTCAAGCCGAGCCGCAGGCCGAAGACGGTCGACGAATGCGCGGCGAAGATCGTCAGCATCCTGCGGCCGAAGCGAGCTGGCCAGCCCAAGAACCCGGTGGCGCACGAAGCGAGGCCCGCGCAGCCGGAGATCGCGGGGGAGCTAGAGGCCCCAGTGTCGCTGACCGTCTCGCCCGTTCCGCTCGCTCAGCCAGGTCCGCAGCCGGCAAAGGCCAAGCGACAGACAAGAGACCAGCGCCGCAATTCAACGCGGATGCAGCTAAATATCCGCCCATCTGATCGAGCCATCGACCACCTGCGCGGGATGCAGCTGCCGGGCGAAGTACTTTCCGCCACCCTCGCTCGCCTCCTCGAGCAAGTTGCATCTGGTCAGCAGGTCGCGGACGCTCGCAAGCCTCTCGTTTCCGGCAAGGTCCTGAAGGCTGCCAATCAGGCACGGAAGGACCTTCATGTTTTCGCTGGTGAGCTGATCGAGCTTGGCTTCGAGCGCTGGATCAAGCGCCAGGGGAGGGCGTCCCGATGAGCGCCGAGGTTATCTCCCTCCGGCCATCGCAAGCCGATCTGGAAGCGGCCTGGGCGGCCTATGACGCTGCGAGGATGCAGCTGGAGCGCCTGTACGCCTTCCCGGTCAGCAGCACCGACAATGAGCGCTTCAACGCTGCCATCCAGGCGGTGCGGGCCCACCAGGCCTTCTATCGGCTCGCGAAGCGCATGGAGGGCATGTGAACCAGTACGCCCACGTCCAGCGCGACCCGTACCCGCCATCGCTGATCAACATCGAAACTGAGGCCGCGCTCCTCGGTGCCCTGATGATCAATAACGGCTTTGTGGATCAGGTCGCGGAGCGCATCACCCCGGAGGACTTCGCATCCGGGCTGCATCAGCGCCTTTATGCGACCATCCTCAGCGAGGTGTCGGCCGGACGGGCGGCCACGCCCCCATTGCTGCGCAACCACTTCCTCTCGGATCCTGATCTGGAGGCATTCGGCGGGCCCGGGTACCTGTTCGAACTGACCGGCGAAAAGGCCGGCGTCATCGGCATCTGGGACTTCGCCAAGCAGGTGGTCGACCTGGCCAAGCGCCGGCGGCTGCTCGATGAAATGACATCGCTCTCAGCCGACGTCGCGACGCTCACGGACAACCCCGTCGAGCAGCTCGTCGATCGGATCGATAATGCCCTGGCCGGCGCCCTGCAGCGCGAGCAGACGACCAAGAGCTACACCATCGCCCAGGCCTTCGACCGCACATGGGAGGCGATCGAGGCAGAAGCCGCAGGGGAGGGGCCTCAGGGCATCCGCATTGATGGCCTGGACGACTTCAACCAGCTGACCGGAGACCTTCGCCGCGGAGAGCTGATGTATCTCGGCGGACGCCCCTCGATGGGGAAGACCGCACTGGCCGTTGATATCGCGCTAGGCGCCGCACGCGCCGGCAACGGCACCTTGTTCGTCAGCCTGGAGATGCGGACCGCTGAGGTCGTCACCCGGGCGATGAGCAGCCTGATCTTCGAATATGGCAATTCGCCTAGCTATGAGAACGTCCGGCGGGGGAAGCTCAATGCCTTTGACCGGGAACGGCTGAAGTCGGCTCGCCAGGCGGTGGACACCTGGCCTCTAATCGTCACGGATCCTGCGACGCTCAGCATAGGCCGCCTCGCCATGATGATCCGGCGATACCAGCGGCAAATGGTCGCGAAGGGGCAGACGCTCGACCTCGTCGTCATTGATTATCTCGGCCTCATTCGAGGCACCGACAAGCGCGCCAAGCGATACGAGGAGGTCGGGGAAATATCCCGGATCCTGAAGCAGGTCGCCAAGGAGTGCGACGTCGCCTTGATCGTCCTCGCCCAGCTCAATCGTGAATGCGAGAAGCGTGAGGATAAGCGGCCCCAGCTCAGCGACCTTCGGGATGCTGGTGACGTCGAGCAGGACGCGGACGTCGTGATGTTCGTCTTCCGCGAGGAATATTACCTTGAGCGCTCGGAGCCAGAGGTCGACGATAAGAAGCGGGCCGGCTGGGAAACATCAATGGCCGCCGCGCGCGACCGTGTTGAGCTGATCACCGCCAAGGTCCGAAACGGGCGAGTGGGCAAGCGCCTCTGCTACTTTTTCGGCAGCCATCAAGCCGTCCGCGGCTCGAATTACATGAGGGACCTGGGACGGTGAGTAAGCGCCCTGCTTTTCAATTTTACCCCTCCGACTGGAGGAATGACCCGGCCCTTCGGCTTTGCTCGGTTGGCGCCCGCGGACTGTGGATCGACATGCTCTGCCTGATGCACGAGGGGCAGCCCTACGGCCATCTGACGGTCCAGGGGCGGCCGATCACTGCGGACTCGCTCGCCCGCCTCGTTGGCGAAAGCGCTGCAGCCGTAAAGCGGTGGATGAAGGAGCTTGCCGATAACGACGTCTATTCGGTCAGCGATGACGGCCTGATCTTCAGCCGGCGGATGGTGCGCGATGAGGATCTTCGGGAACGACGTGCCGCCGGTGGTCAAGCTGGCGGCGAGCACGGCAAGAAGGGCGGTTCTCACGGTGCCAAAGGGGGTAGGCCGAAGAAGGAAAAAACCCCCGATGATGCAAGCGAAAGGGGCGTTGAAAAACCCCCCTTAAAACCCCCCCCTTCTTCTTCTACTTCTACTTCTTCTTCATCTTCAATACCCCCTAATCCCCCACAGCAATATCGATCGCCACCGCTGTCGCCGGAGGTCGAAAAGCTGATGGAAGCGGGCGGGTTCGTGTCACCGCCAAGCCTCGACCTGGTCGCCAAGTGGAAAGCTGCGGGAGCGGACTTCGAGAGGGATATCCTACCCGTCATCCGGGCAGAAGCTCGCAACCTTCGAGAGCGAACCGGCCAAGCGCCAAGGACGCTGAGCGTATTCGACAAGGCGATGATGGGGAAGCTTGCCGAGGATGCCTCCGAGGTTCAGCGATTGGCGAAGATCGAGCGGCGCCTGCGTCGAATGGACGAGCAGCAGCTTAGCGAGGAGCGCCACCATTGAGCCGGCGTCGTGATCTGGTCTCGGCGTCATGGCCGTGAACCGGCCCTTCATCCGGCCCTGCCCCGACGACTTCGTGGAGATCTACCTCCAGATCGGATGGGACGGGATCGAGGACCATTACCGGGCCCACAAGCTGACGATCAAGCGATGGGTCCAGGAGAACGGGGGCGATGAACTGAAGGCCCGGCGCAAGGAGGCCGTGAAGGCTCTGAGGCTGGCCAGGAGCCACGTCCGAGGTCGGGCGCCCGCTCCGGTGACTGACGGGATCACTGTTGATGAAACGCTCGTCGCAGCCGCGGCGCAACACCTGAGGCAGCCAAGCTCGGGAGGATGGACCGTATCACCGACCGGGCAAGGGGATTGGCGTGTCGGCACCATGCGGAAGACGCCGGCGGAGCTGGTCGAGATGGCTGAGCGGAAGGGGTTCAACCGCCTCGCCGTTACGGTCGGACTGTGTAGGGGGTAGGAGGATCGCATGCCCGGACCTCTGAAAAACGCGCGCCAAGAGCGGTTTGCGCAGGAACTTGCGAAGGGCAGGTCGCAGGTCGATGCCTACCAGGCTGCCGGATACAAGCCGGATCGCGGGGCAGCGACGAGGCTGTCAGCAAATGTCAGCGTCGCGGCTCGGGTCGAAGAGTTGAAGGGGAGGGCCGCTGACAAGGCCGCCATCACCGTCGCCGACATCGCCCGCCAGCTCGACGACGACCGGGCATTCGCCAAGGCGTGCAACTCTCCGGCTGCCATGGTCTCGGCCACGCTCGGCAAGGCGAAGGTCCTGGGCCTAATCAAGGAACGCCACGAGCACACCGGCAAGGACGGGGCACCGATCGAGTATCGGAACCTGCCGGAGGAGGAGATCGACGCTCGTCTCGCAGCGTTGGCGGCGAAGAATGCTGAACCTCGCAAACTGGCCAATTGAGGACAAGCGAGAGGCGCTTGCACTCCTCGAAGCGAAGGCTGCCCATGAGGAGCGCCGTCGCAGGGAAGCGGAACAGCAGCGCCTCCGCGAGACTGAGGGGCAGATCCGCGAGCGATGCCGGACCCTCTCCGGCTTCATCCGCGAAGCTTGGCACGTCCTCGAACCTTCGAACCCGTACATCCATGGCTGGCACGTCGACGCGATCGCCGAGCACCTGGAGGCAATCACCCACGGGCAGATCAACCGGCTGCTGATCAACGTCCCGCCCGGCACCATGAAATCGCTGCTGACGGGCGTTCTCTGGCCGGCTTGGGAGTGGGGACCGATGGGGAGGCCTGCCACCCGCATCATCGGCTCGAGCTATTCCGAGGATTACGCCAAGCGCGACAATCGGCGGATGCGCGACCTGGTGACGTCGGACTGGTATCGGGCTCTGTGGGGCGACACGGTGCAGCTGGTCCGCGCTGGCGAGATGGCGTTCAGCAATACCGCGACGGGCTTCAGGCAGGGCATCCCGTTCTCGCGCCTCACCGGCGGCCGTGGTGATCGGGTGATTATCGACGACCCACACAGCGTCGACGGCGCCGAGAGCGAGGCTGAGCGCGGCAGCACCATCCGGACCTTTCGCGAATCCGTGCCCACCCGCCTCAATAACCCGAGCAAATCGGCGATCGTCGTCATCATGCAGCGGCTGCACGAGCAGGACGTCTCCGGGACCATCCTCGCGCTGAACCTCGGCTATGAGCACCTGATGCTGCCGATGGAGTTCGAGCCGGAGCGGGCCTGCCACACCAGCATCGGGTTCACGGATCCGCGCACCTACGATGGCGAGCTGCTGTTCCCGGAGCGCTTTCCCCGTGAGGTGGTGGAGCGCGACAAGGTCCCGATGGGCTCCTATGCGGTGGCAGGGCAGTTCCAGCAGCGCCCAACCCCTCGATCAGGCGGCATGTTCCAGCGTGGTGACTTCCAGATCGTGGATGCGGTGCCGGCCAAGGTGCAGCGTCGGGTGCGAGCCTGGGACTTCGCAGCGTCGAAGCCGAAGCCGGGGAAGCAGCCGGACTGGACCGTGGGGCTGCGGATGAGCTGGGCCGATGGTGTTTTTTACGTGGAGAGCGTGACGCGGGGCAGATGGGGCCCGGCCGACGTCGAACGGACGCTGAAGAACGTCGCCTCGCAGGACGGGCCGAGCGTCACCATCCGCATGCCGCAGGATCCCGGCGCTGCGGGCAAGGCCGACGCCGAGACCAAGGTGAAGCTGCTGCAGGGCTATGGGACGGTCGTGAAGCCGATCAGCGGCGACAAGGCGACCCGGGCGCGGCCGGCATCAGCGCAGGCGGAGGCGGGGAACGTGAAGCTGGTGCGCGGGGAGTGGAACGAGGCCTTCCTGGATGAGGTCTGCTCGTTCCCGAACAGCATGTTCGATGACCAGGTGGATGCGTTTGCCGATGCGCTTAACGAGCTGGCGCTGGGGTCGAGCTATAATATTTTGAACGCGCTGACGTGAGGTGGAGCATGCAAAGTTGGACCGCAGAACAGGTGGATCGCGCCCGAGCAAGGCTCCTCCACGACATCTCTAATGAGGCCCTTGAAAGAGGCAGGCGGGAAAGCGCGCACATGGCGGCGTGGGGCAATCCAAAGCGGTGTCAGACCCGCCCGAGCCAAGTCGGCTTAATGGGCGAGTGCCTGTTCTGTGGTGCCATCAATGGTGAAGCTTGTCGGGCAGGAGCTGACGCATGAGTCAGAGGGTGACGCCTATCCCGGCGATCTATGCCGATGATCCGGACGAGACTGCAGGCCGAGCGCTTTACCGGGCGCAAGCCGACAGACTGGCTCGGGAGCAACTCGCTTACGAACGACGGACGGTCTCGCTGAAGAAGAGGGGCCAGACCGCGCCGTAACCGCTGACCGCCGCTCCCGGTAATTTCCGGCCCCATGGGCCTGATCACCACCCTCCGCGACGGCTTCGCCAACATCATGACCGGCACCGGAACGTCTGTCGATAAGCGCGCATATGGCGGGTTTGTCCACGCCCCGATGTCGCCGCAGCAGATCGAGGCGGCCTACCGCGGTTCATGGCTGATGCGGAAAGCCATCAAGCGCCCAGCAAAGGACATGACCCGCGAGTGGCGCGATTGGCAGGCCGAAAAGCGCGAAATCACGTTCCTTGAAGCGGCGGAGCGGAAGCTCGGCCTGAGGGACAAGATCAGGCGGGCGCTCATCCTAGGGCGGCTTGGAGGCGGCGCGATCATCATCGGAGCCCCTCAGGGCAACCCGCTCCTCCCGCTCAACCTGAAGGCGATTGGCGAAGGTGGCCTGCGCTACCTTCACGTCGTCTCCCGCTGGCAGCTGACTCTTGGGCCAATGATCACCGACCCGGAGAACGATCTGTGCGGACAACCGGAATACTTCGAATTGCACGGCTCTGGCGCCAGGGAGAAAATTCACCCCTCACGCGTGTTGGCATTTCGCGGCGAGCAAGTTCCAGAGATGGGCGTCGGCCGCTTCGATGACACGTTCTGGGGCGATAGTCTCGTGCAGGTCATTCACAGCGCCGTGCTGAACGCTGAGGCTGCCCAGAGCAATATCTCAAGCCTGATCGACGAAGCGAAGATCGACGTCGTGAAGGTCAAAGACCTGATGGCGAACGCGGGCAGCAAAGAATACGAAACGGCTTTCATGCGTCGGATCGAGCTCGCCCAGGCCGGGAAGAGCGTGCACCGCGCCCTGATCCTCGATTCCGAGGAGGATTGGCAGCAGAAGCAAATCACCTGGAATGGCATTCCGGACGTGCTTCGGACCTACCTCGCGATCGTCGCGGGTGCTGCAGATATCCCGGCCACGATTCTGCTCGGCAAATCGCCGGACGGCATGAACGCCACGGGAGATGCCGACTTCCGCGCCTACTACGATCAGATTCGATCGGACCAGGATAATGACCTGCGTCCCCTGATCGAGCGGCTAGACGAAGTCCTCATCAGATCGACATTCGGCAGACCTCTCGCGGATGTGGGCTTCACCTTCGCGCCCCTGTGGCAGCTGGACGAGAAGGAGGCCGGGGAGGTTGAGAACAAGTTCGCGGACACGGTCACCAAGCTCGTCAACAGCGGCACCGTGCCCGTGGATGCGCTCTCAAAGGCCGTCCAGAACCGCATGGTCGAAAGTGGGCAGTGGCCAGGCCTGGATGGGGCGCTCGATGAGTCTGACGGCGAGCTGCCGGGCCAAGAGGAAGACGAGGCCGATCCCTCCGATCTTCAGGCTGCGAACGAGAACAACGTGGTCCAGCTGCGCCGCCGTGGGTCAATCACTGCCGACCAGGCAACCGCGCTCCTCACGGACGCCAAGCCACGCACCCTCTACGTCCAGCGCAAGCTCCTGAACGGGGCCGAATTCATCCGCTGGGCGAAGGGGGAGGGGTTCGAGACCACCACGCCCGCCGACGAGTTGCACGTCACCATCTGCTTCAGCCGCACGCCGGTCGATTGGATGAAGATGGGCAGCGAGTGGAGCAGCAGCGAGGATGGCAAGCTGACCGTCCCTGCTGGCGGTGCGCGCCTGGTAGAGAAGCTGGGCGACAAGGGCGCGGTCGTGCTGCTGTTCGCCTCCTCCTCGCTCGCCTGGCGGCACGAGGACATGAAACGGAACGGGGCAAGCTTCGACTTTGACGAATATCAGCCGCACGTCACGATTACCTATCAGGCACCGGCAGACCTCGATCTCTCCAAGGTCGAGCCCTTCCGCGGCAAGCTCGTGTTCGGGCCGGAGATCTTCTCCGAGGTGGAAGAGGATTGGGAAAAGAGCCTCGTCGAAGACGGAGGTGGGCCGAACGCCGATCTCCCTTTCGCTGATGCGAAGCGGCGCCGTGGTGGGGGCGCAGGAAGCCGGCCTGGCTTCAACCAAGCGCAGCCTCGCGGTCGGGACGGGCGATGGGTCGAGACCGGCGCTGGTAAGACGAACATCCGAAGCCACGTTGCCAAGGCGCTGAAGGACAAGACGTTCAAGCAGGACCATGAGTTCGGCCGCGTGACCGGCAACGCACCCCCGCACGTCATCGGCAGCCGGAGGGTGGCGAATGCTCAAGAGATCAGGAAGAACCACGGGCGGCATGGCGATCCGGTAACGGAGGCTGCTCGCGGACAGGCCCCGGTCACTGCTCGCGACTATGGCAGGATCCCGGAGATCACCGCGAAAGGCACCTATCGGGAGATCGGAACCAAGGGTGCCCGAAAGCCGGTTCGTGTCGAGTACCGGGTCCGCATCGGCAAGCACGAGTATGTCTACACGGAGACGGTCGGGGCAGCGCGGCAAAGGGTCGCGCTCATCTCGCTGTACAAGAAGCTGTGAAGGTGGGCCCGCGGGGTCAGATGCCGAAGCCCCTGACCGGTGACACGTCCGAAACACGGCGGGCCCAGGACCTTGATAGTCGCAAGCAGCTGAATTTTCAATGACCGAGATTGACCTTCCGAAGCTGGTCCGGGCACGCGGCATCCGGCGCACCATCACAATCCGCCCGATCATGCCGCCGCGCACGCTCGCCAAGGAGCTGCTGAACGCGCTCTACGCCCCGAGCATCAGAATGTGGGCAGCCGGGCTTGACCGGATCCTCGCCGCATACGAGCAGACGCTTTCGCAGCTGACCACGGACTCGCCGGCCGACATCGATCGGGAGATTGGCGCGTCGGCATCCGCCTTTGATCGCCTGCTCCTCGTTCTGACGCCGGCGCTGCGGAATTGGGGCGTGCGGGTCGAGCGCTGGCATCGCGGCCGATGGATTGCGAACGTGCTCTCGGCAACCTCGATCGACCTCGGCACCATGCTGACGATCGGGGACGTCGAGGAGACCGTGGACGTGGTGATCCGCCGCAACGTGTCGCTGGTCAGGGACGTGTCGGAGCAGGCAAGGGGCCGCATTGCCGATGCCGTGTTCCGAGGCGTGCAGCAGCGTACGCCAGTACGGGAGGTGGCGAAGGAGCTGCGCGAGGCGGTCGAGATGGGGCGCCAGCGGTCAATCCGCATCGCGGCGGATCAGGCGACGAAGCTCACCACCGCCCTCGACACCGAGCGCATGAAGCAGGCGGGCATCGAGAAGTGGGAATGGAAGCATTCGGGGAAGCTCCATCCCAGGCAGCAGCATCTGGCGCGGGATGGGAAGGTCTACACCTTCGACGATCCGCCCGCTGATATGCCTGGGGATCTGCCGTTCTGTGGGTGCCGGAAGCTCGCGGTGATCGAGTTGGATTAGCGGCGCCGAGGCTGAGGAAGCGAATCCAGCCTGGGTCGATGCCCATCGGTGACGATTTCAAAATCACAGCGTTTGCATTGCAGCATTGTCATCCGCCCAGCGGAAATAAGTTCGGTCTGTAGAACCGACTTCCTTCGGTCATCAAAGCAGTTTGGGCAGAGCCACACCCTCGGATCTTCGAACTCGGTCCGCTGAAACGCGTACGTGCCTTGAGCCACCTCCTTGAGCGCGTACTTGGCGGCCTCCTCCTCCCACGCTTTCATTGTCGCCAGTGTGTTTCGCAGGCTCTCAATCTCGGCCTGGAGCTTCGCCTCGGATTCCGCTGCTTCGACGGCTTGGAGGCGGGCACTCAACAACTGGTCCAGCATGTCGCTGATCGCCTGCTTCACATCGGTCGTGGTCTGAAGCGCCTGGACGCCTTTGGCGATATCGAAGGCGGCTTTGATGCTGCCGATCGCAGCTGCAGTTTCTGTGAGCATTCTGCCGTCTACCTCAGTGCGAGCGCCGCCGCCACCTAGTAGCGCCAGCAGCCGCCGTAACGTCGACCCGCCGCAATCGCCAAATTGCGGCCCCATGGCGTCGGCGATCTACAATTCGACAATCGCAGAAGAGGCGCGGGCCTATTCTGGGAACCTCGGCTTCGCGAATGGCGTGCTCCGGCCGGCGGTCACCCAGCACACCGGAGCTTATGCATGATCCTCACAGCGCTCGCCATTGTCGCGGCCACACCATCGACGATCCATTCCGCTCTGTGGGAAGCCAAGCCTGGCGACACCATCAAGCTCACTGCGGGCGATTATGGTACGGTGACGATCAAGGACCGGAACTGGCCCAAGCGGATCACGCTCAACGCTTCCGGTGCCAAGCTAAGGCTGGTCATCCAGAACTCCAGCGGAATCTACGTCAATGGAGGCACTTTCGGGCCCAACATGGACGGCGCGGGTTATGCGGCCCAGGTGCAACTCTCGAAGGATGTAACCTTCTACAAGTCGGCGTTTGTGAATAGCAAACGCGGGCTGGTGATCGATCGCTCGCAACGCGTGAAGGTCAGCTATGCCCGTTTCTCGGAGATGACGATCGATGGCGTCAACATCGCTCTCTCCCAGCAGGTGACCGTTTTGAACATCGTCTGCGAGAAGTTCGACACTGGCGAGGCACACCCGGACTGCGTCCAGGGCTGGTCCAGGCCCGGCGGCATCACGTCCGATGTGCTGGTGGAAAAGGTGACTTTGAACGGGCCGAAGGTGCAGGGGATTTTCTTCGGCAATCATGTCCGCAACGGCGTCAATGACGGCGGCTACGACCGCATCGTCATCCGGAACAACTCAATCACCGGGTCCTATCCGCAGGGCATCGGCCTCTACGAGTGCCGCAACTGCGAGGTGACGGGAAATCGAGTGTCGACGCTACCCGGATCCAAGCATCGGGTGAGCATCAACATCGTTGGCGGGTCGGTGAAGGCCGAGAACAACAGCGTGGGGCCGAAGCCGTAGCGCGATTCGTGCCGCCGTAAATCGCACGTGGGGCCGCCGCTACATTGCCGGCCATGTTCATGGCAGATCAGCTCACGCTCGACACTCCGCGCCGCACCAAGGAAGGTTACGTCGCGGTCCGGGCCAAAGCAGCTCGAGCAGGCGTGTACGACTATCTTGGCGCCGAGGTCGATCCGGAGGGCAAGCGCTTCCGGGCCACCGACACCGTCAAGGTCTACCGCTCGGAAGACGAGGTATTCGATCCGGCCTCTCTCCACAGCTTCCTGATGAAGCCGATCACGGACAATCATCCCAGCCAATCGGTCACGGCCTCCAATTGGAAGGATCTGGCCGGCGGCGTCATCGCCAAGGCCATCCGAGACGGGGATCACGTCGCGTTCGATCTCGTGCTCATGGACGAGAAGACGATCGCCGCGGTTGATTCCGGCAAGCGCGAGCTTTCGAACGGATATGCCTGCGAGCTTGAGTTCGGCGATGGCGTGGCTCCTGACGGCACCCCCTACCAGGCTGAGCAGCGCAACATCCGCGGCAATCACGTCGCGATCGTGGACCGGGCCCGCGGCGGCTCCAAATGCCGGATCGGGGACCAGATCGCTGTCTGCGACGCGATCTCAGTCGAGGACTTCCTCGACCGCCGTAAACCGAACGAGAACCCACACCTATTTTCGCCCCAAGTTCAATCGAGGGACTCCAAGATGCCTCACGTGCTCATCATCGACGGCCTGCAGGTGCCGAATGTCTCTGACGAGGCCAAGGCCGCGATCGAGAAGCTGCAGGGGCAGCTGAAGGACAGCACCGGTACCGCCGAGCGTCTTCAGGGTGATTTGCAGACCGCTACCGGCTCAATTGCCGCCAAGGACGGTGAGATTGCGGTCCTCAAGCAGCAGCTCGCGGACGCAACGGACCCGGTGAAGCGGCAGCAGGAAGCCGCCGCCCGCGCCTCTCTCATCGGGGACGCCAAGCGCATCCATCCCACCGTGCAGATCGGTGACGCGATGACCGACGCCCAAATCCGCAAGGCCGTTGTCGACGCCAAGGTGCCGAACCACACGCTCGGCGACGACGAAAAGGCCATTGGCGGCGCATTCAGCATGTTGGTCGCCACGACGCCAACCCAAACGAACGACAGCCTCCGCACGGTCATCGCATCCGGCGTGACGAACGTCGCTGACGCAGCTGCGGTCGAATCCGCCGCGCTCAACAAGGCGAACGACTTCAACTCCTGGCGGAACCAGGCCGCTTAAGCGCCGAAGGGGAACCTCAAATGCCTGTGCAGACCAGCTACACCCAGTTCCAGCCCGCCGGTTATCCCGGAATGCACGCCGACATGCGTGAGTGGGACGGCCAGACCAAGACGGCCACGGCCGCCATTGCCTTTGGCGCTCCCGTTCAGCGGGTAGGCGACGACGGCTGCGCCCCGCTCACCAACGGCGAGTATATTGGCATCGCCAAGGCCATGCACCTCGTGTCCGGCAACGGTGACAGCTATGTCGCTGGCGATAACGTACCCGTGGTGGATGAAGGCGCTTGGTACGGCCTCTCTGACGGGGCGATTGCTTCCGGTGCCGCCCTCAACTGGAACAGCACCTCCGGGCGCTGGACGACCGCTGCAGTCGCTGGAGCGATCTACGCGGTGCCGCAGGCTGAGGCCGAGACCGGCGCTTCCGGCGCTGGCGTCATCTTCAAGGTGCGGCTCCGCCGCATCCCGTCCTAAAGGGGGCCTGACCCATGTATCTGCAGATGAATGACGCTCAGCAGGCCGCTTTCGGCTTCGTCGTCAACCAGGCCTTCACGATCAACACCCGGATCTACGAGACCGCGTTCCCCGATCTCGACTTCGGACGCCTCGTCTTCGTCGACACCTCGGCGCCCGAGTATACTCCCGGCATCATCACGTTCATCTCCAGCACCGTCGGCAAGGCGGCCTGGTTCACGACCGGGGCAAAGGACGTCGCGAAGGCAGATGTCACGCGGGACCGGTCCGACGTTCGCGTCCACATGGCCGCCGTCGGCTATGGCTACGACACCGAGGAGATCGGCCAAGCGCAGCTCATGGGCATGAACCTCGACGCAGGCAAGGCGCTCGCCGCTCGCCGCGCCTACACCGAGTTCATGTGGAACATCACCCTCACCGGTGACACCACCAAGGGTCTGAAGGGGCTCGCCAATCAGACGGGTGTCACCGCCGGACTCGCCCCCGCAGACGGGACGGGAAGCGTTACCACCTGGTTCAACGGCAGCGGTGTGCTGACCAAGACCCCGGCGCAAATTGTGCGGGACGTAAACTCGGTTCTGACCGGGATCTTCACCGGTTCGCTCACCGTCGAGATGGCGGACACGCTGCTGCTGCCGTACGCCACGGTCTCGTACCTCGGCTCGACCCCGATGAGTGACACGAACCAGGAGACGGTTCTGGCGTTCATTCTTCGGACCAACATCTACACCCAGATGACCGGTCGGCCGCTCACAATCCGCGGCGTGCTCGGCCTCGATACGCAAGGTGCCGGCGGAACCCGTCGCATGGTCGCTTATGCCAACCGCGAGGACGTCGTGAAGCTGCATCTCCCGATGCCGCACCGCTTCTTCCCGGTCTATCAGGACGGCCCGTTCAACTTCGAGGTTCCCGGCGCTTTCCGCACCGGCGGCGTCGAAGCTCTCCGACCTGGTGCCTTCCGCTACCTGGATGGGATCTGATCCATGCCCAAGCACAGCTTCAAGAACATGAGCGACGGTCCCCGGGTGCTCAACTCGAACCCACCTCAGATCCTTCAGCCCGGCGGCGAGACGGACGGCCCGGTTGACATCAGCGATGCCGAGCTGAAGTCGATGCGGTCTGCCGGCTATTTCGAGATCGACGGAAGCTCGGACAGTGACGAGCTCGTCTCGCTCTCCGGGAAGAACAAGGATCAGCTGCTTCAGATCGCCAAGGACGAGGGCGCCGACGTCCCCGAGGGCGCTACCAACGCCCAGATCGTCGAGGCGATCGAAAAGAAGCGGGCCAGCTAGGATTGTGAGGCCCCGGCGGGTCTCGTTTCCCACTACGGCCGCTGAGTTCCGAGCGAGTTCTGCGACCCTACGCCGCTCGTGCTTGGCCGGGCGGCGATTTTCTATGGAAAGGATAAACTGATGGCTCTGCAGTATTCTGTGGCAATCAGGAACGCCCGCTTGGATGTCGTCGAGACGACGGTGGGTACCAGCCCGATTCTGAGGATCCGCAGCGGCGCTCCTCCCGCGAGCACGGCTGCCGCTGACACTGGCACCGTCTTGGCGACCATCAACCTACCAGCCGACTGGATGTTGGCGGCAGCGAACGGCACCAAGGACAAGTCCGGCACCTGGTCCGATACTTCTGCGGACGCCGCGGGGACCGCCGGTCACTTCCGCATCTATCGTTCCGACGGCACGACCTGCGACATCCAGGGGACCATTACGGCGACCGGCGGCGGCGGCGACATGACGGTGGACAATACCGTCCTCGCAGCAGGGCAGGAGTTCACCGTCACGGCCTTCGGCCTTACTGCCGGGAACGCTTAGTCCCCGTGCCGCTCGACTTCCGTCACGCAAAGGTTGCGACCACTCCGGACAACCCCGCGGCCGAGATCGGCTCGGGGGAGTGGAATGCGCAACATGTGCTGACTGGCACCGCAAACCGACTGCTCGGCTTCGACGGCGGCGGCGCGCTGGCGGAGGTTGATCCAGCAACAGTCGGCGGTGGTGGCGAAGGCTACGTTCCCTCCGGCCTTAACCCGAACGATGCTGCTGACAACACGGCGGCTGTCATGGCCGCGGCGGCGCCTGGCCGCAGGCTCTACCTTCCACCCGCAGCCGCCGCCTACCGCTTCACCGATCCGGCAGGGTTGTCCCTCCCGGCCCTTTGCACCCTGAGCGGCAGTCGCCGGGCGCCGACGATCAACACTCCTGCGGGCGACGCAGGCACCACCATGCTGAACTTCGTGCCCTCCTCAGGAACTGCCGCAACCTTCATCAAGAACGCTGCCAGCGCGAATGGCTGCGGAGTCGAGGACATAGGGGTCAAGACCAACCGCGCTACTGATGTCGCGATCGGCATTAACGGCAGCTACGGCAACTTCGTGCGCCGCGTCAGCTTCTACGGCACGATGCTGATGCCGGTGTTTATGGACAACACCTACGTCTGCTACATTGATGACATCGTTACTGTCGGCGCAGCCGTGCACAGATATTGCACCTTCATCGGCCCCAACACCAATCAAATGGTTATAAGCCGGCCGCACTTCTCCAACCTGCCGCCGAATGCCGCGATCGCGCAGGCTGGAATCGGCATTGCGGGTGGCAGCGGCCATACCATCCTCGCACCCTGTTTGCAGGGACACACCTTCGGCATTATTCTCAAGACACCTCAGGGCGTTGATGTCATCAACCCGCGTTCTGAGAACGTGCTCTGCAACATCCGCACTGGGAGCGCAGGCTTCGTCTCGAACGGAATAAGCCTGCGGCGCGGCACCTACAGCAGGGCTTACACCGACCATCCTCAGTACAGCTCGCGCGGCCCGCTGATCTATGCCGAGGGAGCCAAAGACCTCGACATCGATCACCCCACATTCCTGAACGTGCGCAGGAATGCGAACGGGACGATTGCGGACGCAGACTGTTTTCCCATCGTGGTCGGCAACAACATGCACACCTTCATGCTGCGCGGCGGTTCCTGGGTCGGCTCGCGGGCGCGCGACGAGATTTTCCGTGGCGTTGCAGCGGCTAGCCCTGGCTATCAGATCGATGCCTTCTGGGATCACAACGACACCCGCTCTTTTGAGACGATCCGGAAGACACCCGGCAACTACGGCATGATCGGGTACGGCACACAGTTGACCGCCGCTGGCGCGATCAATCAGGTTTTTTGGCAGCCGGATCACCTTGAAGCTTCGGGCCTCAACAAACCTGTCAGCTCGCTCCTGAACAGCGCCTTTTTCGATCCCGTCCTGCCCGCCTAAGGAAGCACTATGGCTGATCGGTATGTCTGGCACGGCGGTACCGTTGGGGGCTCTGGTGTAGACTGGGCCAATGCACATACGAGCTTTAGTGACGCCACCGTGGCGGGCGCCGCGGGGGATACCTACTTCGTAGCTCACGACCATTCGGAAACGACGGCCGGCGCTATAGTCCTAACGTTTAAAGGTAGCGCGGCACTTCCGGATAGGGTGGTATGTGTCAATCGACTAGGTTCGGTGCCCCCCGTGGCTGCGGACGTTACGACCGGCGCGGTGGTCGCAACTAGCGGGACGTCGAACCTAAATATTGCCGGCAACGTCAGCATCACGGGCGTAACCTTTAACGCGGGCACGGGTACGGGTGCCGTAGTCGTCACGATTGCAGGCACCGGCTCCAACGTTCTCGCCTTTGAAAATTGTACGTTGCAGATGGTCGCAACCGGCGCCGGCCGTATGAGCTTTGGCACCGGCTCCACGACCTTAGTTCGCCTCAAAGGCTGTTCGGTGACATTTTCGGCAACTGGTCAGACGCTTCGAGTAGGCGGCGGTGACGTCATCATGGAGGGTGGGAGCATAGCGCCAACGGGAGCCGTTCCGGCAATTCTATTTGATGCGAATAGCGGCGGCTCCGCGCGGCTAATGGGCGTCGATCTTAGCACTCTTGGTTCGGGTAAAACTTTAAGTGCGGCAAACACTTCTAAAATTAGCTTTGAGGGATGCCGACTCGGTGCGGGTGTTACGGTAGCGGCGGCGCCTACCAATTCTCGCGGCGGGCATATGGTGCAGGGGAGCGATTCCGGCGCAGCGCAGCACCGCAACGAAAAGTATCTCTACCAAGGGACCCTGACCACAGAAACGGTTATCTTCCGGACCGGTGGGGCCTCCGACGGCACAACGCCGTTTTCTTGGCGTATCGCGCCAACGGCAAATAACGAGGTCGACTATCCGTTCGAGACTTTCGAGGGCGCGATCTGGAATGAGCAGATCGGCTCCGCTCGCACTCTTACGGTGCACACCGTTACTGACAATATCACGCTTACGAACGCAGAGTGCTGGCTTGAGGCTGATTTTCTAGGCACCGCTGGATCTACCCGTACGACCCATGTTTCCGATGGACTTGCCACTCCGCGGAGCGCAGCGGCGAACCAACCGGCTAGCGCGGAAGTGTGGACGACGACCGGTCTTGCGGCGCCCGTGCGGCAGCGGCTCGACGTGACATTCACCCCGCAAGTGAAGGGACTGGTTCGGTGGCGGGTTTGCTATGCTCGCACCGCAGGCATCGTTTATGTCGATCCGCAAGCTGATCTAACCTAACATGAGCCGGCAATTCCTTACTGCCGGCGGCCTAGTCAGCGCGTCGGCTGATAGGGAATATGTTTTCGGCGGCGTCCTGGTCGACGAAACCGAAACCGGCTCGGCGCCTGCGGTCGTTAGCGGTGCGGTATCCGCTATCGAGGCGGCCGATACCTCCACAGCGTCGGCGCGCGTTCGTGCACGGGGCGCGACGTCGACAGTCGAGGCCGCGGACGTTTCGACTGCAACGGCGAGGGCGAGAGCGCGAAGCTCGGCCGGCATCCTGGAGGCCGCCGACACCTCAACGGCGACGGCGAGGGCTCGGGCTCAAGCCATCTCGGCAGCGATCGAGCAGCCTGACGTTTCCATCGCGACGGCGACAGGCGCGCCGGGGGTAACGCGGGTCTTCGATCCGACGGCCTTCGACCCAGCGGTCTTCGACACTGGTCCACCCCCCGCAGTAACCGCGAATTTCTCGCTGTCGGAGGCGCCGGACCTCTCGATCGCAGCCGCACGCGCTCTAGCACGGGCCGCCTTCGCCGTCGTCGAGCAGGGCGACGTCTCGATCTCGACGGCACGTGCTCTGGCAAGGGCGACCTCGAGCGCGAGCGAGCAGGGTGATGTCTCCTTGGGCACGGGCCGGGTTCGCGTACGCGCGACGACCTCGATCCTTGAGCAGGGCGACATTTCAGTCGCAACCGGCAGGACTGTTTTCGGCACGGTCGCGCTCATAATCGAGCAGCCGGACACAGCAACGGCGACGGCCCGCGCTCGTGCTCGCGCGGCGACAAGCGTTGCTGAGGCCGGGGACACGGCGGCGGCTATCGGCCGGCTTCGCGTTCGGGCGACGACGACGATCGCCGAGCAGGGGGATACGGCGACAGCTCGGGCTGCATCGGGAAACGAGGGTCGCGCGCTCATTCTAGAGCAGGACGACACCTCAACTTCAGCGGGGCGAGCACGCATCCGAGCGTTGTTTTCGCGCAGCGACGGGGACGACATTCTCATAGCAACGGCACGGATCTGGCTTCCCGCCGTAACCCGGCCCGACGAGGAGGTGATAATCAGCCTCACTGGTTCGAACGAGGTCATTCTGGTGCTGAGCGGCTCCGACACTGTCGTGATATTCTGAGGCACCCCCGTGGCGATCCCCCCGGCAGCCCATCGTATCACCCGCGTGATGGATCCGACAGATCGGCAGCTGCGTCGTATCACGATCAGCGGACCCGGAACGAGGCTTCCCAGCGGCGCGACTGCCATCCTCAAGAACAACGAAGAGATGGTCGACCCGGAGTTGGTTGTGCTCGCCGAAGCGGCCGCTTACGGCCTTAGGATCGTCGTGGATCCGGAATACGCCCCAGAATTCGGCGAGGATTTTGTTGAGTTTTGGCTTGAGATCGCCCCGGAACGCCGCGCCGACTCAGCGTTTCAAGGCGCGGGCGTCGAGCTGCCAATGGAGCTTACGTTCACGACGAACGCCGTTCCGCCACCCCGCTACCAGCAGACGATCACCCAGAGGGTCGCGCACCAATGAAGCTGACCATCAACAACGGCAAAAGCGTGGATGTTCGGCTCTCCGACTTCTCCGGACGAGCAGGGTTCGTCGACAAAGGCGAGACCGCCGAGCTTGCGTACAAGCCGGTCAAGCCGATCGGCGGCCCCGGGGTTGGCGCTACCATCGAGGTGGACGGCCGGAAGTGGACCGTCACCGCTGTCGCGACCAGCGTCCATGCGGCCGGCCTTCGGGTGCTGACGCTGAAGTCTATCCAGGAGAGCCAATCATGAAGAGCAGGGTCGCAAAGGTTTTCGTCCAGCAGAAGCACGTCCTGACGCGGGACGAGAGGGGCGCGCCTACGGCTTACAACGTTGGCCTGCAGGCCGCCGAGGATGGCGACTTATTGAAAAAGGGGGCCATGTTCATGCTCCCCCTGTCCGACATCACCGGACTCGACGACAGCAAGGTCTACGAGATCGAGATTAGGCTGGCGAAATAGTCATGGCCACCGCGACTGAGCTTAAGACGATCTTCCCGGTGTTTGCAGCAGTGGAGGACGCCACGGCCGAATACTGGCTGACCCGGGCCGCGCGCGTGGTCGATGCTGAGTGGCCCGAGGATGATCGCGATCACGCCCAGATGATCCTCACGGCGCACCTCCTGACGCTGCAGGGCCTCGGGACGGGCGCGGAGGCCCAAGCAGCGGCTGCGGGCGCGTCGGGCTTCAAGACCATGCGCTCAGGCGCGCTGACGCTGGAGCGGTTCGGGGAGAGCGGGGAGGGCGGCTATGACGCCACCAGCTACGGGAAGCAGTTCAAGGCCCTGCTGAGGCTGATCAAGGGCGGGCCGCGGGTCACCGGCACCGGCTATGTTGACGGGCTCTCCGGCGGCTATCGCGACCGGCCAATTCCCGGATGGTAGACCTCTCTGGCGTCTTCGGCGCTGCCTTTGCCGGCGTTTATGACGATGCGGTGTTGCATCGGCCTGGGAAGATCCAGGATACCGCCGGCACCATCACACGAGGCCAGCCTTCGGAACATCCCTGCAAGGCGCAGGTCGATGCCGCGACCCAGGCGATGCGCGGCGCGGATGGGTTCGTGGAGACCGATGTCCGGATCCTGGTGCTGGCTTCCACGGTGGGGGTCGCGCCCAGCACGGACGACGAGATCGTAACCGGCGGGAGGCGCTGGAAGATCGCCAGCGTCTCGCAGGATCCGGCGCGCACCCATTGGGAGATGCGCGGGCGGCGGACGAATGGCTAAGATCACGGGCGCCAAAGAGCATGCGGCTCGGCTGCGTAGAATGGGCGGCCCGGAGATGGTGCGCCAGGTGGGATCGGCGCTCTTTGCCGGCGGCCAATCCATTCAGGTCGAGGCTCAGCTCAGCATCACCCGTGGGGCAGTTTCCGGAAAGAACCATGTCCCTTCCGCGCCCGGCGAGCCTCCTAACGCCGACACGCACTTCCTCGCGAACAATATCGAGACCACGCTGACGGGCCCGCTGACGGTAGAGGTGAGCAGCAACGCCCCTTACTCGGCGGACCTCGAGCTTGGCACGTCCAAGATGATCGAGCGCCCCTTCATGCGCCCCGCCACCCAGAAGAAGCGGCCTGGGGTCGTTCAAGGGGTCCGCGCCGCGGTGAAGAAGGTGGCCGGGGGCGGCAACGTCGTGCCGTAAAGGCGCCGCTGCTGATGCGGTAGAACGGCGCTGAGAAGCAAGGAGCGCCGCAATGGCTCAATGGGTTCAGTTCACCCGCGACTATGATCACCGCTGGCCCTCGCGCGCCGTGACCGCCTTCAAGAAGGACCAGAAGGTATATGTGAAGGACGAAGTCGCGGACCGCGCATTCTCCCGAGGAGCGGCCAAGGCGACCGACAAGCCCGCCGATAGCGATCCGGATCACGTCACCACGCGCGACCCGATGGAAAGCGAAGGCAGAACCGCGTATGCTCGCGCCGATGAGCCGCCGGCCACGCCTTCCGACACCGGACCAGCTGACAGCGTGGCTCAACGAGACGATGCTGACGATGTGGGGGCCATCGTTCGAGTTTCGGGGGATGATGCCGCCGGCAAATCAAAACGAGCCCGGGATCGTAGCTAGTGGCGAGGGACAGCTCGCTGCCGCTCCGGGTGGCGATACTGACTTACCTGAGGGCTGACGGGGCGCGGACTGGTCCTGCTCCCTCTGAGCGGGTGTACGGCCTGGCTACGCCTCCGGACCCCATCAAGCCCTTCACCCGCTACGGCACTCCCACCGTGCTTCCCGACCGCGCCTCCTGCGTCGATGGCAGCCGGATCTTGGTGACGCTCCACGCCTTCTCCGACGCCGACAGCGAGGACGAAGCTTCCGAGATCGCAGCAGCTATGGCGAGCGCGCTGGACGGTGCCACGCTGACCCTCGCAGCGGATTACGAAGCCAAGGCGCGGATTGCCTGGACTGGCGGCCAGATCCTGCCCGATCCGGAGGAAGCAAGCTCCTGGCATGCTGTCGTGAACTTCGAGGCGACGGTCACGAGCTAGGTGGCGCGACGGCCTGCCCTATGGTTGCGCCGATCCGGTGCCTCAACTTGTTCCTCAGATCCTCCGGGTCGTCCCATACGATATGATTGAACTGCCGCGTATCAAAATGCACGCGCTCGAGGTCTGACGACCTGACACACCAAATCACGGGTATGCCCAGTCCCAAGGCGAAACCGGCTTCGAAGTAGACGCCTCCACGAGCGCCGGTATCGCCGCAGCTGAAGTCGGCAACGACGAACCTAGCGCGTCGTATCTCGCTGATGATCTCATCATCGATCTTGTTGTTGTGTTCTCGATCATCGATGCGAACAGCCGTATATCCGTTTTCTTCGATCGCCGGACGGATACCGTCGGTGTACGCTGGCGACATCTCGCTCGAAAACCACATCGCGACAAAGCCGCTGGTGGACTCTGCATTCGGACGTTCCAGGTCTTCCACGTAGAAGAAAGCACGAAGGTTGACGGAAACTCGAGTGCCACTCGTACTGAATTCCAGGTCCAGAAGCTTCTCCTGGGCGGCGTGATGAAGCAGTGTTCGCAGCTCCGCGACGCTTGAGACACCGGTTAATCGCATGAGCCCGTGTGGCTCTTCGGCTTCGGATATGAACAAGCGCGAATGGTGAGAGGAGGCAGACCGTACGAGAGTGCGAAGCAGCCGATCGAATTTCTGCTTCATCGGGACTGGTGGCTGCCGCAATATCTGTTTGATATTCCACGTCATCAACTCGACAGGATCTTCCCCAGCGTTGTCGAGGATATAGCGAGTGAGCGCGGTCCGGTGTTTGGTGAGTAGATCGGGCATGGCCGACAGCAAGCTTCCGCTTACAAAATAGCGCTCATTGCCTCCGAGCCGGGCCTCGAGACCGTCCCGGCTTGAGGGCACAATGACGTCATCGGGCCAAAGTAGCTTCTTTGCTGGCATTTTCCCTCACTTAGTCCTGAAAGAGATGATCGCCCAAGCTGCGAGGCGAGGCACCTTGCCTGCGCCCGTATCAAGGTCTCAGCCGCCGTAAACCCGTCTGCACCACTTCCATATGCTCCGACCGAACCAATCTGGAGCGAAGTTCGATGGCTCTTCCTGCGATCATGCGCGGCTCGTACATCAACATCATGATCGGCGATGGCGCGTCGACGGAGGTGTTCTCCATCGTCTGCGGCCTGACCACCCGGACCTTCACCGAGCAGATCAACACCTCCGACAGCTTTATTGCCGACTGCGCCGATCCCGAGGACGTGCCGATCCGTCGCCTGATCCCGACGGGGCGCCAGTGGAGCCTTTCCGGAGAGGGAAGGTATAACCGCGCTCAGGCTGCGCTTCTTCGGGGCGCCATGGGCGTGACCAGAAACTACCGGTTCGATGTCGCTGAGCCTGCGGACGATGAGGTCGACGCCGGCTACTATGCCGGCCCGTTCATCCTGGTGAACCGACAGATCGGCGGCACAGCTGGCGAAAGCGGCGAGTTCTCTTCCTCATCGCTGCAATTTGAGAGCGACGGCGAAGTTGTCTGGGTGCCTGCGGCCTGATCGGAGGTGACGGGTGCAGACGTGGGTAGCGCTTCCCTTCGCTGACGGTGTCTACGAGTTTCGCCTTGGCCTAGCTCAGATCGACGAGCTTCAGAATAAGACCGGCATCGGGATCGGCGGGCTCTACGCCCGCGTGATTAAGGGCCGATATCTCCTCGACGGGGCCAGTTTCGGACATCCCGAGCAGGGCGACTATCGCCGGACCGACATCATGGAGCCCATCCGGCAGGCACTGATTGGCGGTGGCAAGGGTGTCGTTGACGGTGAAGAGGTCAAAGTTTCAGCCCATCGCGTCAATCAACTCCTGGAGGCGTATTGCTTCCCGAACCGTCCCTTGAAGGACGATTGGGCGCTGACAACCGAGATCCTAATGGCCACGATCGAGGGCTATGATCCGCCGAAGCCGGACCCCGTTCAGGTTAAAAAAAAAGAGCCGGTGAAAAGGCGGAAGGCTGGCTCGACTACGCCGGAGCCCTCACCGACCTCGCCATGATGGGTGTCGGCGCCGACGAGGCGCGGCGGATGTCCTATTGGGAATATCAGGCCCGGCTTTGGAACTGGAACGAGCGCCACAAGAGCGATGATGGCGAGGGCGATCCCGTCGAGGCGCCGGACATCGATTACATGCTCCACCGCCAGCAGATGCTCGAAGCGCGCGGCATCGCGAAAATGGTGCACTGATGGCCACCGAAGTCGATCGCATTGTCACCGTGCTCGAAGCTCAGGTCGCCGACCACGACCGGAAGATGCAGAACTCGGCGCGGGTCGTCGACGTCAGCATGGGGCAGATTGCCACCTCGACGGGGCGGGCCGAGCAAGCTGTAAGCGCGGCATCGGGTACCATTGCTCGAGATATGGCGCGAGCCGGCAACGCAAGCCGGAACGTTGGCCGCCAAATCGCCGACGTTGGTGCGCAGCTCGCTGGCGGCCAGAGCTTCTTCATGATCCTGGCGCAGCAAGCGCCGCAGTTCGCCGACGCTATGGCCGACAGCCAAGGCAGGGTTGCCGCCTTTGCGCGCTTCCTGTCCGGGCCGTGGGGTGCCGCCATTCTCGCCGGTGCCTCGGTTCTAGGCGTCCTGATCAGCAAGCAGATGGAGGCCAGCGAAAGCGCCGAGGACCTCTCCGACAAGATGCGGAAGAAGGCACGCGAGAGCGAGCGAACCCGCCAGGCCGAGGTTCTCTTTGCCAAGACGATCGAGGGCGTCACCGAGGCACTGCATAAGAATCGGGAAGCGCTCGACCAGCTCTCGGACGCGGACAAAACGGCCGCACGTCGGGCGCTGGAGTCTGCTCTCGGCCAAGTGGCGCGCCTCGCGGGGATCCGGGCCGAGACCGAAGAGCTGATTAAGAATGCGCGGGCACGTGTCGAGCGTAACCGAACCATGCTCAGCAGTTTGGCTTCCCCTCAAGCACGCGACTTCGCCGCCCAGGACATTGCGGCCGCGCAGTCCCGCCTCGACGACCTTCAGGGCAGCCTCGCGAAAACCGACAAGCAGATCGCTGAGGCCAGACGTCAGATTGCCGAGGCTTTGTCGCAGCGCGTCGTCGAGCGCACGGACATGAACCAGGTCGAGCGGATCCGCACGCGATACGAAGGTCTGATCAACTCCGCCCGGCAGCGTGCCGTTGCGGAGGGCACCGTTTCGACGGAGCTGGCGAAGCAGGTGAGGCTCCTGAGCACCCGCCGTGACGCTGAAATCAAGCGTGCCCAAGAGGCCGCACGCCCGCCTCGCACATCAGATCGCCGTACCAAGCAGCAGGCGTACCAGGACTTCACCGGGGCTCTGCGGGAACGGGGCGTCGCCATCACCTCGGGTTACCGGACCCAAAGCCAGCAGGACGCCCTACGGCGGCGTCTGGGCAGCGATGCGGCACGCTTCAGCCTGCACACCAGCCATAGGGCCGTGGACGTCCCGCTAAGCGTGAGTGACGAGGCTATTCGCGCCGCTGCCGCCGAAGCGGGCCTCAAAGGGCTGACGATCAAGCGCAAGCCGAACGCCAAAGGCGGCCCGCACGCTCATGTCTCCTGGAGCGGGTACGGCGATCGCGGCGACGATGCCGCCGTGATGGCCGGTGCCCAGCGTGATGCTCGCGAGGAGGAGCAGGAGCGCCAGCGCCGCCTTCGCGACGAAGCGGCCTTTCAAGACGAGCTTGCGCAGCTGAATGGGGAGCTTCTCCAGTCCCGCCGCGCAACGCTCACTGCCGCCGACGAGCAGGTCACCTATGAGATCCAGGGTATCAATGCAGCGCGCGACCGGCAGAACGCCTCCTATGCGGCAGCTGTAGCGCAGGATCGTCTCACGGCAGCCCAGGCCGAGCAGCTGACGGCCGCCAACGACCAAGTGGCGCGCGAGAAGGTGCGGGCGGTCCTCCTGCGAAGCTGGCAGCGCCTCGACGAGGAACGCTATCGAATCGCCATGGCTGATCTCAATGATCAGCAGGCAATGGAGCAGGCGCGAGGTCGGCTCGCCCGTACAGTCGAGGAGCGGCGCGAGTCAGAGCTTCGACTGCTAGACCTCCAGCAGCAGGAGGAGCGGCTTGCGATGCGCCGGCTTCAGGCTGCGGAGGGGCTCACCAACGCGGAGCGAGTGCGGCTTCAGCGATCAGAAGCGGCGATGACCGAGCGCCATGGGCTCGAACGCCAATCCGTTGTCCAGCAGAACCTGAGCCCGTTGGAGAACTTCCTCGACGACATTCCGCGGACGGCTGCCGAAATCAATGAGGCCCTGGAAAGCATTGCCGTCGACGGGCTGCGGTCGCTGACAGACGGCCTCACCGATGCCGCCACCAAGTTCCTGAAGCTCGGTGGGATCGCTGGCAACGTCGTGAACCAGATTATCGCGGATCTCATGCGCCTCGCGATCTCCCAGAACATCACCAAGCCCCTGATCGACCTGCTGGGAGGACTATTCAGCGGCGCCAAGTTCGACGCGGCAGGCTTCAGCGCAATCGAGGGCGCAAACAAGTCGTTCCTCTCCGGCCTCGGCGGCCGGGCATCGGGTGGCCACGTCTCCCCTGGCCAAATGTACCGCGTCAACGAAGGGGCCGGTCGCGGCCGCGTCGAGGGCTTCATTCCCGCCGGGGCAGGCAAGATCGTTCCCTTGGGCCAAATGGAGCGCGCCCTCGGCGGCGGGACTACAGTCGTTCAGCCGGTGCACTTCGATCTCCGCGGCGCGCTGATGACAGAGGACATCCTGGCTCAAATGAACGCGCTGGCTGACCAGGCGGCGCAACGGGGAGCCGTCGGCGGCCTCGCACTGAGCGCCCGCCAGAGCCGCCGGTCCGCCTCGAGAAGGCTCCGCTAATGGCCGTAAACCTCCCCGACCACGGATACCTGTCCGTATCCCCTGCGCTGCTCGACTTCGGCGGCACCCTGTCGCCCATCCTGGGCGGGCCCGATCAGCGCATCGTTCGCCTCGGCAGCCGATTCCAGATCACAATCACCACCGAGCCGATGCTGAGCCGGGAGGAGGGTCGCGTCTTCCGGCAGCGCCTGATGCGGGCCAAGAGCGAAGGCGCGATCACTAGGTGGCCGCTCGACTTTGCGCCGGGCGATCCCGGCAGCCCTGTCATCAATGGCTCCGTCACCGGCGGCTCGACGATCTCCATCAGAGGCCTGACCCCCGGCTACACGATCCGTGAGGGACAGTTCTTCTCGATCATCCGGGGCGCGCGCCGGTACATGCATTCGTCTAACTCAGGCGTCACCGCAGGCGGGGCCACGGCAACGCTCACCATTACCCCCATGCTCCGGGTGCCGCTCCTCGATGGCGACACGGTCGAACTTGCCGAGCCTATGATCCAGGGCCTGATCGACGGTGACGCTCTCGGCTGGGAGCGGGCAGCGCATGGCAAGTTCCCCTTCACCTATACGATCCGAGAAATGGAATGAGCGCATTCACCCCAGCGATGGAGACGGCCCTCAGCGCCGACTTCCCCCTTGTCTGCGGCCTCCTCAAGATCGAGCTGCCCGAACACACGATCAGGCTTTGCGATGGCGCCGGCGTGGTGACCTTCGGCGGCGACACCTATGTCGGGCGGGATCCGGTGTTCGGAACGCTTGCCGAGGTGGAGCCAATTGGCGACGGTGTGGGCGACGAGGCGCCGGGCCTGAGCTTTACGCTGCACCCCCCGCGCGACACGGCCGCTGCGACCCTGGCTGGCGCGGCAATGCAGGGCTCTCCGGTCAACCTCTGGCTGGCTGCCGTCAATCGAGCGACCGGTGCCGTCATCCCCGACCCGCTTCCGATCTTCTCCGGTGAGCTGGATCAGCCCGTCATTACCGTCGACAAGGGCAGCCGCGAACTCGAATACGAGTGCGTCTCCGGCTTCGAGCGGCTGTTCGACAATGACGAAGGCATCAGGCTCTCCGACAGCTGGCACCGCTCGATCTGGCCTGGGGAGCAGGGGCTGGCGAACGTCTCCGGCATTATCAAAAAGGTTTACTGGGGCGTTTCCTCACCGCCCGCATCCGTGACCTACCCGTTCAACGGCTTTTTCGGGAACGTCTTCGGCGACTTCGTCAATGGGCTGGCCGACCGATGAACCCGATCGATAAGCGGGTGAAAGCGGCGCAGACCACCCTCGACAGGTTCAAGGATCAGCCGTTCAAATTCGGCAAGAACGACTGCGGCCGGATGGTCGCGTTTCATCTCCGGGCCATCGGAAAGCCGATCAAGACTGCGAAGGCGGGCACCTATCACAGCCTCTTGGGAGCAACGAAGGCGCTGAAGCGGCTTGGGTTCGATAACCTCGTCGACCTCATGGACGCCCACTTCGAGCGGATACCGCCGGCTGCATCTCTGCCCGGTGATATCATCGCCATGCCGGGTCTGGAGGGGCCTGGGGCACTTACCGTTGTGCTCGGGGAAGGGCGGGTGGTTGGATATCACGAGGAGATGCCGGGCGCCGTGGTGATGCAGCCAGTGGAGATGATGGCGGCTTGGCGGGTGCCGGTGGCGTGACGATCGTCAGCGCCCGGTGCGATCCCGGGCGCGTCGCTGCTGGCGCGTGAGGTTCCGGTCACTCGCCGGTGGCTCGGGCGGCTTCTCCTCCGCCTCCGCTGATGAGTCGGTTTTCTCAATGATCTTGCCGGTGACGAACACCGACACAACGCCCACGATGGTGGCGGCGCCGAGCCACGCAGCGGCTTCCGTGTCCTTCTGATAGGCTAGGTAAGCCACCACGATCAGGAGCAAAACGAGCGCTGCAATTGCCAGCCACTGCCCACGCCCACGAAGGGAGAATTCCTTCGTCACGATGTCTTCGCTCACGCGATGACGGTGGGCTTGCTCTCGCTCCGCCATCTCGAAGCATCGATTAGCGGCCCCGGGCAGTATCCGCTCCAGATACTCGAGCTCCTCCGCCGACGGGATTGGGCCTGAGTGGTACTTGCTGACGATCCTCGTCAGCACCAACTTTGCTTCTTCTGTGGTGTTCGGACGGAGGAAGGGCCTCAGTTCCTGAAGCGCCTCTTCCGCCTCGGGAACCTGAATTTCGCGCCTACCGCCAGTGTCGTCAGGCTGATTCAAGTTCCCGCTTCACACGCTCCACGGCGTTCGACAGATCGAGGCGAACGGCCCGCCAATCATCAGCAAGGGAGCCTTGAGCGGCCTTGCGGGCCAAGATCAGGCGCTGGTCGATGTTAATTGTCGCAACGCCCGACATCGTCGACCTCATAGATTTTCGCCGGCCCGTGGCGATCCGTGAGTGAAATGTCATGTTGTGCCTGTCGCCCTCAGTCGTTGGATATCTGCCTGTCAGGATCGCCGGTGTCAACGCGGCACCGCGCTCCTCGTTGCAGCAGTGTCGCGCCGATATAAGACATTAAAAGGTTAACGGAAGGTGGCCGAAAGATTAACGCGGGTCGGGCCTCGCGGCCTTCGCGCTTCTCCTCGACAGTCGGGTAGCGCTTCGGAGCCACGCTAGAGGCAATTCCTTAATTCGCTTCCGGTCGGCCCCCTCGCCTCAGGTTCGCGCACGTGGGCCACGACTCTCCGCTGGTTCCCCTGGTCGCTGATGTCGATAACTGCGACGACCCATTCCATACTGTTGAAGTTGAAGATCAGCGTGAGGGTGTACCCGCCTGGCCGCGGGGCGGAGCGCACCCGGGCCGTGCCGCTTTGCCAATGCTCATTGAAGCACTGGGTGAGTTCGGCGACTGATTTGCTCGACATTTGATCGAACAGGGGCGGCCCCGCAGTCACGCTCTTCGTGGTGGTGCAGCTGGCCAATAACGCTGCCGCCGTAATCGCCAGAAACCGAGTTGCGTATCCCATGAGCTGCTTCTGCCGCTGCCTGACGGTGCATGTCAAAGGTCCGCCGATGAAAGTCCTGAAGGTTGCCGCGATCGTCGTTGGAGCGGTGGCCCTTATTGCGACTGGAGTCGGCGCGCTTGCGGGTGCTGGCCTCATCGGAACAACTGTAGCTGGCGTCACCACCGTTGCCGGAATTGCAGCCGGGACCTGGGCTACCATCGGAACGATCGCCACGCTTGCTTCGACCGCATTATCCTTAGGCGCGGCTCTCACAGCCAAGAAGCCAGACGGTCCCGCATACGGCGGCCAGCCCCAGAACTTCAAACTTGATCCGCAAGCGCCAGTCCCTTGCATTCTCGGGCGTGGCCCGGCTGGCGGCTTTATCGTTCACCGCACCGAGCACGGCGCCACGAAGGACAAGGTCTCGAACCCGTTCCAGACCTTCGCCATCGTCTGGTCGCTGGGAATGGTCGACGGGATCGAGTCCATTCAAGTCGATCGCACTCCCGTCGCATTCGTTAACGGCGCGGCGCAGGGCAATTATGCCGGCTATATGTGGCTGGACACGCAGCTTGGCGCTTCTCCCGAAGCTGATGCACTGTCTACAGGCGAGGCGGTACCGGGCTGGGGAGCCTCTCACAAGCTTTCGGGGCTTTGCGCTGGCCTCTGGCGTCTCCGGTTCGACAAGGAAGGGAAGAAATATCCGGCCGGCGAGCCCCTGCTTCAGGCGATAATTCGGGGCGTAAAGGTCTACGATCCGCGGCTCGACAGCACCTATCCTGGCGGGTCGGGGCCGTGCCGAGCGCTTCAGGAAGAGACCTACGTTTATTCCGAGAACCCCTGGCTCCACGCCCTGACCTACGCCCTCGGCCGCTGGCAGAACGGCAAGCGGGTGTTCGGCGTCGGCATGCCGATTAATGCCATCGACGTGGCAGCCTTCGTCGAAGCGGCGAACATCGCAGACGTGAACCAATGGAAGATCGGCGGCACCATCACGTCGGCTGATCAAAAGTGGAACGCGCTGAAACTCATCGCCCAGGCCGGGGGCGGCGAGCCAATCCGGCAGCGGTCCAAGCTCTCGTGCATGATCTCCACCCCGCGCGTGTCGCTTGCGACGATCACCGAGAAGGACCTGGTCGGACGGGGCAGCGTCACCGGGACCCAGCGCCGCCGGGACAGGATCAACGGCATCGTCCCGCGCATTCCTTCGGAGGCGCATGGCTGGGAAGTGACCCCGCTCGATGTGGTCCGCGTCGCTGACTATGTGACCGTCGACGGCGGCGAGCGCACCCGCGAAATGGATTTCCCCCTGGTCCCCTATAAGGATCAGGCGGCCGAGCTGGCGATGTACGACATCGTCAACGCCCGCGAGTTTGGGCCCATCACTCTGCCGCTGAAGCCGAAGTTCATGGGGTATCGACCGGGCGACTGCCTCACGCTCAACATCCCGGAAATGGGGCTCGACAATCAGCCGGCCATCATCGTTGGCCGCAGTCTTGATCCTTCCACCGGCATGGTGACGCTCGAATTCAAATCCGAGACCCCTGGCAAGCACGCCTTCGCGCTTGGCAAGACCGGCGTTGCCCCTCCGACGCCCTCGCTGAAGCCCGCAGACCTTTCGCAGGTTGCCCCACCGGACCCGAATATCTGGGCGCTCGAAAGCATCTACCTGACGTCGCCGAGCACGCTCCCGCTGTCCACCGGCTCTACCCCTGCGCTTGCCGTCACCTCAGGGACCGGACCGGTCGACAATCCGGGCGCCGAGTTCGTCATTTTCGAAATCCGCAAGCTGACGGCCGACGAGGAGGGGG